CATAATATAATTTTCTAAATCATTTTTTTCTTTTTCAAGTTGTTCTTGTTCTTTTTGCTTTAAATCAAAACAATTTTTATGAGCATACCGACGAGAACTAGTATTTATATATTGTTCTGTATTAGCATCAAATTGCTAACCGCAAATAGAACATTTTACTAAATGTTTAGCCATTGAATACTCCTTTCATTTTTATATTTTATATAAATATTATACCATATTTTTATATAAAAATCAAGGCAAGATTTTTCAACCTTGCCTTTTATATTTATTAACCAAGTAATTCGTCTTTAATTTCCAAAACAATCAAATGAATAAATTCAGCTTGGTCTCTAGTTGTTTCAGCAATTTTCTTACCCTTACCAAGATATTTATCAATAATCTGAGTAATACGAGGACCAAAGAAATTGGGGTCTTTATTCATTAAATCACCGACAATAGCTTGGAATTCAGCCATAAGAGCATCGTAATCATATTCATTAAGAATTACATCAGCATTTCTCTCATTTGTAACATAAGCATTGTTGGTTGCGGCGGCTTCCTTATCAATAGCCTCAGTAAGAGCAGCGGTAAGTGCGTCATAAGTAAAATCAATTTCAGAAGCAATATACTTAAAACGACAACCACAGCGGACACTATTATCACTAGAACGAAGCGTTAATACCATACGAGTATTTCCGTTATCATCAACTTTAGGATGCGCATAACCAATAATGTCACTCATATTTTCAATAATAGCAAGAGCAGAAGACTGGATAGAAGAACCAATTTGCTGATATTCTTTAGAATTCTGCGGAGAAATTGTCTTTTCTTTATCATGAGAAATAAATACTACCGCATAACCCAATTGAGTTAAAGTTCTAAAAACATCTTCAAATTCTTTCTTATACTTAGACCAACCATTGGTACTCCAACCGCCATCACCAATATTTTCAATACCAAGCTGATTACAGATATATTTCTGACAGCATTCAGCAGCAATATCGGCAGTATCAACAATAATACTCTTATAAACTTCCTTTACTTCTGGCCTCTTTAATTCACGAACTACCTACTTCATATCGCCCCAGCTAGTAATATCCTGAGCGATTACACCAGGTAGAGCATTATATCCTCGCTCAAAAGCAAGAAGTAGTGCTCCAGGCATCTTTGAGCCAAATGTGGTTTTACCACACTTGGCAGGCCCATAAATAAAGGTAATATAGCCACTCAAATCGCGGCTTACTTTGTGAGGAGTCAAACCTAAAAGATTAATAGCCATTTTTAATTACCTCCATTTAATTAAAACTTAAAAGTATCATTAGAAGCAGCCTGCGGAATCGCATTCTGACTAGCCTTATATTCTTCCTGACGCTGCTTAACAGTAGCCAGATAAGTTTCACGAGCAGCCATTGCTTCCTTCAATTCAGTAGCAGTAATACCACTATCATCATCCCAAAGATAAGGCTCCTTGGCAGCACCAGTAATTACAAAATCACGATGAGAAGTAGGCGTTTCCTTAACGAGAGTATCACCAAACGCAGATTCCTCAGTAGTCTTTTTTACAATAGTTTCAGAAATCTAACGACCCCAAATCTTTGTAAACACAGGATTACTCTTAGAAGCATTCAAATCTTCAAAATAATTCATTGCATTAGGATTAAGTGCAGTAAATTCAAAAGGAAGAAGTGCCTTACTAAAATCAAAAATATAACCCTTAACAACTACCTTTTCAGGCTGCTCCTTTTCAGGATTTGCTTCAATACGTGCCGCACCCTCAATAAGCATATCGCATTCAAAAGTATTGCGAGTCTTTTCATCTTCTGCCAAACTATCAGTAAGATGTACAAAACCGCCTTCATTGCGCTTAGCACTTACCAATTCATCTGTTCCATTTCTATTGGAATAAAATTCATTCAGTCCAAGAGCAGAATCAATTCTTACCTTACCTGCCTTATCAGGACCATCCTTCATATAAGTTCCAATAGCACCATCAATAATTGCTTTAAGAGTTGTATAGGTGGCATTCGGAGAACCCTTCTTTGTAGTTGCAGTTACATATGAAAAATGAACAGGAACAACATTAGTTACTGCGTTATCAGTTGCTACACTCAAAGTACCGGAAATAAATTCAGTTCCAGGATTCTTAGACTGCTTTCCAGAAACCTTAACTTCAAGAGCGTGTTCATAAATAATACCTTCAATATGTGTCTTATTAATAAGATTAGCTTTCATAATTTAATTTTCTCCTTAATTAATACATTTTTTAATTAATTTCAATATTTTTTCCATTTTCAGTTAAAGAATAAATTGTGGGGTCTTGACCTACTTTTTCTACAAAGCCATCTGTTACAAGTTTTCTCATAGCTCCTGAAACTGTTTTTGAAGAAATAAAAAGTCCTTCTCCAATATCCTTTGCTTTCCAATTTTCAGTATCAAGATTATCTTTCATATACTGAAGAACAAGTTTACCATTGTCTGTAAACATTGGCTTCTCAGTTACCTCAATATTTTTAAATACTTTCCAATAAGCCAATGCTTCTTCGTTCATTGGAGTAGGATATGCTTCAATTGCCATTTCAACATACTTAATAAATTCTGCTTTTTTAGACATTTTAAAACTCACTTTCAAATTATCTTTTTTAATTTTCTATAAATATTATATCATATTTTTTTATAAAAATCAATTAAGAGTTTTTTAATTCATCAATAAAGATAAATTGTTGAGCATATGGAAGTGAGCGAGCCATTTTAATAAAACTTTCAGTTATAAAATCATCTCCATCGCCAGACCATTCAGTTAATTTGTGAAATCTACGCTGACTAGGAGAGCACATTGCATAAGCATTTTCATATGTGAATGTACAAGTGCGTGTTTGAAGCCATGCTTGAGAATTCCATCTAACTAATTCTTTCCAATATCTTTTATCATTTGTATCATTATATCGCTGACGTAAAAATTCAAGAAATGGAATTAAATGATTCTCTGCCATTAAGGCAATATCTGTATCTTCAATTTGAGGATTATAATCATCAGTTTCAAAGCAGTCAATTGTAATTGGTTTGCTCGTAAGTTTATGCATAGTGCTTGTTGAATTAGCTACCGTTCCTACTTTGTAGGTGTCATATTCTTTCCACCAATATAGAGGAGCAGTAATGTCAACACAAACCATGATTTGCCGCATAAATTTACGGTGTTCAGAACCTGCTTTAATCAAAGTTTGCGCAAGTTTCATATCTTTTGGTCCAATAGCAGCATATTCATAAAGACCTCTATCTTCATATATAACTACATCTTTTAAAAATTTATCTAAATCTACAGAAGTAATAGTAGAACATTGTAATTCTTCATTGTAATTATGCTTATTTAAGACATCGGTTGCTACATCTACTACATTATCCCAATTACCTAAACCAAACTAACTATCACTTAAATGCCAAGACTCTTTAGGGTTGCGCATTCCACGCAGTGCGCCTTCAAAATTAAATACTCTAATATTTTCAAATTTCACTGTTAATCATCCTCACTTAAAGTATATCCAGCAATAGAATTTTTATAACAATAATGTTGAGTTAAACGTTTCATAAACATTTCTAATTCATCAATATAAAAAATTTTATCTTCTTCCCATTCATCTAAATGGTCTTCAATAAAATCTGAATAAGAAACAAATTCAATACCAATGATACCATAAGCTTTAGCCTTTTCACTTAAAGCAATTGGATTTGCGCAAATAATTGCGCCATTTGTTTCTTTTGCTTTAAGCATAAGCTTTTTTGTCTTTCCACTTCCGCGGGAATCAATAACTCTAAACATATTATTTGTTACCTCGTGTCATATTATAACCAAATGTTTCACTTTGATAATATTTAATCCAAAATTTTTCTTTTTCATTAAGTTGCGTTCTATCACATTCTTCAAGAATTTCAAAAGAGAAATTTTCTACTTTATCACTTTTCATAGCAGTATATAATTTATTGTTTGAACCATCAATACCTAAACCAGCTTTAATATGTGTTTTAAATCTATCAGCAATATTAACTGATTGTCCTATATAACACATTTGATTATTTAAATTAGTAATTTTATAAATACCAATTTTATTTTCTGTACCTATTAATCTGCCAATTAAATCACTTGTAGGTTTTTCATAATAAGTTTTCCAAATAATTTTATTTAATGGTTCTTCATTTCTTAAATAAGGAATTATTGAACGCAATTTTTCAATTTCATTTTTATCTGTATCAGATAATTGTATTTTATAAAATTCTTTTTTATTGTTTTCTTCTAAAGTTCTTTTATTCGCTTGAATAGCCGCATTTACAATAGAAGTCTAATCATTAATTTTTTGTTCCAAAAGAGATAAAGTATCCTAATGCTATTTTATAGTTTCTGCGGTTTGCTGCGCAAGTTCTTCCATTAAATTAAAATATTCTTCTTCACATTGCTTTTTATTCTTTTCAAATTCAATTCGCATATTTTCAGTAGATAATTCAAATTCTTTTTCCGCAATCTATTTACTTTGTTTATAAATAACTTCTCCAGCTTGCTTTGCCTATTCTTCAATTAACATAATACTTTTCTATGTCTCTTCTCTTTTGGATTCTAAAAATTTTATATTTCCTTTTAAATTTAAAGAATCTAATTTTAATGATTGATTTTCATTTGTCAATATTTCATTTTCTTTTTGTAATTCTTCGTTTTTAAATGCTATTTCTTTATTATAAGTAATATTTTTTTTACCTTTTAATAAATAAAAACAAAGCATTCCAAATAGAAAACTTAAAATACATAAAAATATTGTCATATTTTAGAAAAATTAAGGGATAGATGTTTAGTCTATCCCTATATTTATATTATAATTATTCTGCTTCCTCAGCATCAGGGTCAAAACTCATACCTGCAGGAGTAAGGGACAAGAACTTAACTGCCTTGTGAGTACCATCATCCAACTCAATTTCAGCAGGAGTACGAAGACCAAGACCCTTTCTCTGGATAGCAGAGGTAAAAATGCCATCTACCTAACGCTTTTCAATACCAAGTGCCTCTGCAACATCAGCAGCAGTAACATTAGCACCATTAACTTCCTTCAAATAATTAAGAACCTTCTTAGAATTTTCCTTCATAGCCATAATAGTAAAATCTCCTTTAAATTATAAATATTTTTTTAATTTTAAATTTTTTAATTAAGCTTTTTGCTTATGTAAATATTATACCAAAAAATTTTTTAAATGTCAAATTTTTTTGACGATAAAATCTCTTGAACCATTTCATCAATAATGGTCATATCTTCAAGTTTATCTACATGACTTGATAGATTAAAAATTTCTGCTTCTGCTTTTTTTACTTTTTGTGGGTCATTACTATTTTGAATAATCCATTCAGCTTTAGCAATTTTATTTGCGAGATTTTTACGTTCTTTATTTTTCATAAAATTTTCTTCCTTAATCTTTACTATATATATTATATCATAAATTTTTTAAAAAGTCAAAAAATTTTGATTTATTTTAAAAAATTTTTTTCAAATTCTTCTTCCGTAATAATCGGAATACCAAGCTTTTGAGCAGATTGATTTTTTCCAGTAGTAGAAGCAATATCATTATTAATTAAATAACTTGTATTTTTGCTTACACTATCCATTACTTTTCCGCCCATATTTTCAATAATTAATTTTAAATCATCACGTTTTTTATAATTATTTAATTTACCAGTAATAACAAACTTTAATCCATCGCAAGTTTTTTCAATTTCTTCATTAATTATAGTATTTTGAATTGGAGGACAAATATATTTTTCATATATTTCATCTGCTTCACTATAATCAAAATTCCAAATAGCTAAAGTTTTTGATTCCGCAAAACCATCTAATTTAGAAAAATCAAATTTTTCATTTATCATATTCCTAAAGTTTAAATAAGTAGAACATTTCTCTATTAAAATTTTAGCTACAGAATTTCCAATAAGAGGAATACCAAGAGCAGATATAAAAGAAACATCATCACATATCTTAGCTTCTTCAATCGCATTTAAGATTTTATCCACAGAAGCGATTCCAAAACCTGGTTTTTCAATCCATTCATCTCTATAATCTTTTAATGTAAAAATATCTTTTATATTTTCAATCCAATTCCAATCAATTAATTTTTCTAAAGTAGCTTTAGACAAACCTTTAATATTTAAACCTTTTTTTGAACAAAAATGGTCTAATTTATTAAGAAATTTACCTTCACAATTAAGATTATTACATACTAATACAGTGGAACAATTTTCTGTAACTGTAATAGTTTCTCCACCACAAATAGGACATTGTCTTGGAATATCAATAATTAAATCTTGAATATAACAATTATCACTTTTTTCTGCTCGTTCAATTTGAGGAATAATCATATTTCTTTTAGAAACCCAAATTTTTTGATATACTTGCGGCATATCACCTAAAGTTTCTTTAAGAATACTAAGATTATGAAGATTTGCTCTTTCCACCATTGTACCATCAATTTCTACTGGATTAAATACTGCTACTGGTGTTAATACTCCTGTACGACCCATTGTATATTCAATATTTAATAATGAGGTTTCATATTCTTCATCATAGAATTTAAATGCCATAGCATTTTTAAAATGGTGGTCAGTAGCTCCTAAACTTTTTCCATATTCAATATCATTAAATTTAAAAACTATTCCATCAATAGGATAATTTAAATGATGTGCGGCTTCAATAATTTCATCATCAATTGTTTCCCAATTGAAATCATTGTCATATCTATAAGGAACAATAGAAAAATTTAAAAAAGATAATTTTTTTAATTTTTCTGATAATAATTTAATATCATTAAAACCTTCAATAACATCCCAAGCAATAAAACATAAATTACGTTTAGCACATTCTTTGGAATCAAGTAATCTAATACTACCTGCCGCAAAATTACGAGGATTTTTATACATTGTTTTAAATAATTCATTAAAAGTATCAAGAGGGCAAATAATTTCTCCATCAACAATTAACTCATCTTTATAATCAATATATTTAGGGATATTATCAACAACCCAAGCATTATGAGTTATATCTTCTCCCTCAACTCCATTACCACGAGTTTCTGCGGAAACCAATTTACCATTTAAATATCGTAATGAACAAGTTAAACCATCCATCTTAAACATACATAAATAATTTTTATTTTGTTTAAGAAAATTTTTAATTACATTAATATCTTTAGTCTTATCAAGTGAAAGCATTAAATGATTATGTTTAACTTTTTTTAATTCATTTATTACATTATAAACGATTTTTTGTGTGGGTGAATCATCATAAATAATTCCAGTCTTTTCTTCTAAATGAATTAATTCAAAAAACTTATCATCATATTCTTTATCAGAAATAGTTGGATGACCTTCATCATATTCTTTTGTTCTGGCATTTAAATAATCAATCAATTCTCTGATAATTAATTCCATAATAAAATCCTTTATGATTTATTTTCTATATATATTATATAATATTTTTTTAAAAATATCAATATAAGGAAGCTATTAAGCTTCCTTATAAATTCCATATTTCATATCCTCTAATAATTGTTTATAAAAATTACAAAATGGAGAATCTGAAAAAGATATAACACTATCATTTATAAATAAAATACCTTTTATATTAGCATTCCCATTTGTAATAGTTACAGATTCTGAAGTAATATATTTATTTTTTATTTCTAAAAAAGAAATATCGTCTTTGTAATTAGGACAATTGTCTTCCCACAAATCTAAAATATGACGAAAATCTTTATTTGTATAAATTATTTTTATCATTTTTATACTTTACTCACTGAAATAATTTTATTATTTTTGATAATTTGATTACCAACTGAAACCCTTCCAAGAGTTGGAATTTCATTAGATTTTATACAAATTGAATTTTTATCACCGCAGATTAAAATGTTATCTTCATTAGATAACAAGGCGGCCGCAGATACAAAACCTGTCGTTGTGGTAGGTTTATAACATAACAAACCTTTACCACCCTTCTTTTGGATAGGAGTTTCACTAATTAAGTATTTTTTACCTAATCCATTTTCAGTAAAGATAGCAATCATATCTTTTTCATCTCTAATGACAAGAGTAGTAATTACATTATCATCTTTACTTAAATTAATTCCTTTAACTCCTTGAGTTATGCGTCCCATAGCTCCAACTTCCATAGAATTAAATTTAATTGTATAACCATTTTTCGTGACAATAATGACAGGTTCATCTTTAATTAAATTGACAGAAACTAATTCATCATCATCTTTAATATTAATTGCCGCAATTCCACTCTTTTTTGAAGTTTTAATATATTCGTCAAGCGCAGTTTTCTTTACTAAGCCATTCTTTGTCGTAAATAATACATATTTAGCATCAGTATCTCTATAAATAGAATAAATTACTGTAGGATTTTCATTTGGTTCCATTGTAACCAAAGACTTAATAGATTGACCTTTTGCCGTATTATTTCCAACAGGAATATCGTTAACTAATAAACGATACATTCTTCCTTTATCAGTAAAAATCATTAGAGAATCAATTGTATTAGTGCGGATTACCATTGAAGTAATATCATCTTGCGTGCGCACTCCTACACCATTTCTTCGTTGTGTACGGAAAGAAGAACTAGGAACTCTTTTAATTAAGCCACTTTCTGTCATAACAACTACACATTTTTCAGGCTCAACAAATTCAATTTCTTTTTCTTCTTTATTTTCAGAAATATTATTTAACTTTGTCCTTCTGGCATCACCATATGCGTCCCGCAAAGAAGATATTTTTTTAATTAATATTCCATCACGATAAGATTTATTTCCAATAATACGATTACATTCTTCAATAAAAATTTCCTTTTCTTGCTTCTCTTGGATAAGTTCATTTTTATCAATACGAGTTAATTTTACTAATTTCATATCTAAAATAGCATCTGCTTGAATTTCATCTATATTCAAGAAAGAAACAAGACTTGTACGAGCAATATTTTTATTTTCTGAATTTTTAATTAATTTAATTACTTCATCAATTTTATCAATAGCAATAATTAAACCTTCAATAATATGTAATCTTTTTTCAGCTTTATCTTTATCAAAATATGTGGCATTAAGTAATACATCTTCTTGATGAATTACATAATATTTAATTAAATCATAAAGAGAACAAAGCTTTGGTGTTCCATTTACAATAAAATTCATATTAAATGATAGAGTTGTCTGTAAATCAGTTAAAGCAAATAATTTACTTAAAGCAGTTTGGATACATCCTTCATCTTTTACTGTGAATACAAGTCTATTAATACCAACTGATGATTCATCATCAAAATCAATAATACTTTTTTCAAGTTCTTCAATATTATCGTTAATTTGTTCTTTAATTTTATTTCTATATGTTCTATATGGAATTGAATTAAAAATAATTTTATTATTTTCAATTTCATAATCACCACGAACTTTTAACGAAACATTTGATTTACCAGTAGCATATGCTGAACGCACTTCTTTAATATTGATGATTTGACCTCCTAAAGGAAAATCCGGTCCAGGAATATCTTTCATTAATTCATCAATATTAATATTTCCTTCATTTTCAATATAATGAATAATAGCATTACAAACTTCTGTTAAATTATGAGGAAGTGAATTGTGTGCCATTGAAATACCAATAGCCTGTCTACCATTACAAAGAGCATTTGGGAATAAACCAGGAAGAACTACAGGCTCCATAAATTCACCATTATAAGTCTCTTTTTCTGGAATAACTTTCTTTTTATAATCATTCATCATTAAATCAGTATATAAAGAAGGTTTTGCTTCAGTATATCTGGATGATGCTACCATATCATTAGATTCTTGAGTTCCTAATGAACCTTGTCCTTTAACAAGTGGATATCTCATTAAAAACTCTTGTGACATTTTACATAAGACTCCATAACAAGAAATATCACCATGAAAATATGATGTTGCTAACGTGCTACCAACGATAGCATTACATTTCTTTGTTTTTCCTTTAGAATCCATTTTAAGATAATCTTCCATAGTCCAAAGAATTTTTCTTTGGGCACTAAGTAAACCATCTTCTACTGCTGGAATCGCTCTATCAGTTAAAACTTCTTCCGCATAAACTAAGAAATTATCTTTAGCTTCATCTATAATATCTATTTCTGTAATAAAATTTTCTTTTTCCATATTTATAACCTCTTAATCAAAATTAAATCCTAATTGTGTAGCATTTTCATAGATAAATTTCTTGCGAGGTTCTACAGCTTGACCTTGTAAAACTTCAAGAAGTTTTGTTGTTTCTACAGCATCAGATACTGTAATTCTTTTAAAACGCTCATTTTCAAAACATACTTTTCGTAAATCGGCAGGATTTAATTCGCCAAGACCTTTTGCTCTAAGGATATCATATCCAGACTTTGCTGTCTTTTTCCAATCTTCTAACTCTTTATCACTATAAAAATACAATTCATTTTTGCCAGTTCTTACAATGTAAAGAGGAGTTACAGCTCTATATAACATACCTGCGTCAACCAAAGGACGCATATATGTATAGAAAAATGTAATAAGAAGAAGTTCAATATCAGCACCATCGCTATCTTGGTCACTTGTAATTACAATTTTATTAAATTGACATTTAGAAACATCAAAATCTTTACCAAATCCGCAACCAATTACTTTAATAATATCTGACATTTCTTGATTGGTAAGAATTTTATCTATAGATGTTTTTAAAGGAGAAATAATCTTTCCTCTCAGCATATAGATACAGTCAGTTTTGACATTTCTTGCTTCAACTGCCGCACTACCTGCGGACAATCCCTCAACCAAAAGTAAATTTCTTTCCTTTGGGTTTTTATTAACACAATCAATAAATTTATTACTAATTGACATTTTTGCTTTTAGACCTTTTGGAGCATTTTTATCTCTAACAGCATCTCTGGCTTTCTTAGCCGCTTCTCTTGCTTTACGAGCATTAATTGCCTTATCTGCGATTTCTTTAATTGCTTTCTCATTATTAGAAAGCCAATTCCGCAATTCATCAGCAATAACTTCTGTAAAAGGAGTCATATCTAATTTTACAATTCTACTCTTGGTTTGCGCATCATAACTAACACCAGGAGCAGTAATATTAAATACAAGATACATTCCTTCTTGACAATCATCACCAGTTAAATTTTCATCTTTATCTTTTAACCATTTTTTTTCTCTAAAGAATTTATTCATTTCTCTAGTAATGATTGTTTTCATTTGTGTGATATGCGGACCGGAATCAGTTAAACCTGTATTTACATATGGCACAATTGAAGTAGAATAACTATTAGTATAAGTTAAAACCAAATCAATTTTATTTTTATTATTTTCAAAATTTATATTTAATCTATTTTTAATAATTTCCGTATCTTTAACAGATTCATTTACTAAATCAGTTAAACCATTTTTTGAATAATATTCTTCATTATTAAGAATAATTTTTAATCCGGGACATAAACAAACTATTACTTTAAAAAGTTTTTTAATTACATTAATATCCACTTCTGGATTGTTAAAAAATTCTTCACTCGGCTTCCATTTAACTAATGTTCCTGATGGTGTAATATTATTTTCCCATTTTCCAACATCTCTTTTTTCAAAGATTCCTTCTTTAAACCAAATGTGCTCATATTTTCCATCTCGCCAAGAAATAACTTCCAACCAATGTGAAAGATAGTTAGCAAGTTTAGAACCAATACCATTCAATCCAAGAGCTGTTCCTTCATAAACCCCATCTTCAGAATATTTACCTGAAGTATTTAATACACTAAAAGATGCTTCAAGAACAGTTTTTCCATCATCTCTCATAAGATTAGGAATAAAACCTTGACCATTATCTTCTACAATAATTGTATTATCATCCAGAATATCTACTTTAATTATATTACCATGTCCAGCTTTAAATTCATCAACCGCATTTGATACAATTTCAATTAAAAGTTGTGTTGAATATTCAGTTGAACCGACATACACTCCAGGCCGCAATCTTGTAAATTCAAGTGGTGATAGTGATTCAATACTATTCTCATTATATAATTTTTTATTTTCCATTTTTAACCTCACTCGGTTTTATTTTACCTGTTGCTAATTTATCTGCTAATTCATTTCCTTTATTTCCATTATGACCTTTAATTTTTCTTAAATCAATTCTATAACCTTCTTTATATAAATTATAATATGCTTTGATTAAATCAAGATTTTCTGGAATTTGACCATTTGACTTAATCCAACCATTTCTTTCCCAATTAAACATCCAAGTATTAAATGTATTAACTGCATAAGAAGAATCACTATAAACAATTGGGGGCATCATAAAACCTGTTGTACTTTCATGAATACCATAATTAATCATAGTATATAATATTGCTTTTAATTCTTGAATATTATTAGTTGTTTCTTTTTCTTGATGTGAATAAGTTGCCATAATATTATTCACATCATCACATATGACAACTCCATAACCTCCTGGTCCAGGATTAGGATGAGCTGAACCATCTGTATATATAATCATATTATTTTCCTTTTGAATAAAAATAGTAAATATATATATTAATATTTATATATTATTTAATTAATTTATATATTAATATTATATTTACTATTCTATATTTTATTTTATTTTATATATATATATTATATCATATTTTTTTTATATTGTCAAGTAAATCTTACAAAGTACTTAATGTAATATCTTCTAATTTATTTGCTGTAATAGCGACACCATCGCAATTATTATATGGATAAGATGTTAAAGATGTCTATAAAAATTGATTATCATTATGAATAATAGATATATTATTAATGCATCCATTACGAATAGCCATTAAATTAATTGAAGGAAATAAATCTTCAAGACGTTTCATAATATCATTAGCTGTTTCTCTATCTATATTCTAATCAAAAGAAATTAATAAAGTATCGCCATCAGAAATATTTAAATGATTAATATTCATTTTATTTTCTCCTTTTTTATTTTTATTATATCATATATTTTAATAAAAGTCAATAAAAATAAAAATGGGGCTAAAGATTTTAATCTTTAGCCCTTATATTAAATTCCATAATTAATATCTGGAATGTAATCATTTAAATTTTCTTCTGTAACAATATTAGAATTTATATTCTACTATTCTTCATTTACTCCCCAATCAATTTGTGGAACAGAATTACCATATATAGCATTTACTTCTGCCATAACAGATTCAAACTTTATACCATCTTTAGAATTTTCTACTGTACTTTTTTTATAATAGAATACTTGACTTACTCCATAAGCGGTCCACGGAAAACTTATCATTGCCGCTAACCAAGGTAAAGAACCCATATAACCGCAAAAAATACAATAAAATGCTAATCCTATAAAAGACAAGGTCAATATCCATAATAATGCTGACTCTTGGATTAATAGCACTTTAGAAAATTCTTTTTTTTGATTTTTATTATTTTTCTTGCCCATGTAATCTATAAATTAAAGTAGCGGCTTCTTCTCTTGTTAAAAATTTACGATACATACCATTACCTGTCATATCACCTTTAATAATACCATTTTCCTCACACCATTTTCGCGCTTCTTCAGACCAACTATTTGGTGGCTATTTAGCTAAATTAACAAGATAATTATTCATCATTTTATTAAACTATTCTTGTGTTAAACTATTGGATTGATTTGGTAAAGTGACTGGTGTAGAGGGAATTGGGTCTGGTTGCGGTTGCTAAATTTCAGGTTGTACTGAATTTAAAATAGATTGTACATCATTTTTAACTGTTTCCATATTTTTTCCATATTTTGGAAACCAGTGCATTACATCTCCATGATTATTGCCCATTCCAAGAGCATGGGCATCTTTATGACAAAGAATTGTAGGAATTTTTTTCCCATTAACTTCAACATAACCATGCGGGTCTATATTAAATGTTTTGCATAAATAAGCTGTTAATTCACAAGCTTCTTTATATACTGTATCAAAATATTCTTTATTTGTTAAATCATCTTCACAAATTTCAAATTGAATCCATCCATTATTACATGAACCATTTTCACCACTGCCGCAACCCCATGGACGATAAGTCCAAGGTAAAGTCTATAAAGTGGTAACACTTCCATCTGCTAATTTACCAATCCAAGCATTTAAACCAGACTAAATATCAATTTGATTATAACTATTATTATATTTATTAGTTCCAATCATTGTCATTAATTCTTCATATTTAGGGTCAGTTTTACTTGGCTAAACATATCTTTTTAAAGTAGGATTATTTGCGCCAGTACTATGCCATAATACACCTAAAACAGTCATAGGTTTTGTCCCTTTATAGCAGGTACTATCTGTTAAAATACATTGTGTTGGGGTTTGATTTAAATATTTCATACCTATTTCCTCCTTCTCTTTTTTCTATACTTTTATTGGTGATGGGCTAGTAATTTCAGAAACTCCGATTCCAGGTTCTTTTAAGAGAGGTCTTAAAATTTCTCTTTCACCAGCCGCAAATCCTTTTTTATATCTATCATGTGTTACTAGTTGATATTTTTTATCATAAAATATATCAAATAATCTTTCATGTGAAATTGTTTTTATATTAATAAATTTAATACAATCTAAAAATTCTTTGTAAGCTCCATTGATTCCTCTAGCAATTGCCCACGCCCAAAAACATTCCTAAAAAGCTCTGTTAGTTTTATCTAAATCTATATATGATATTATTTTATTTTTTATCTAATCATAATAAATAGATTTCATATACTTATATTCACATTCAAAAAAATAATTATTACCATATTTATTATAGCATTCAGTCCATACTTCTTTTACTTCTTCTGGACTTGAACAATAATTACTACCAGGCCAAGTTTTACTAACAAAATCTTTAGTTGCTCTATAATATAATTTATTTGATTCGTTAGGAAAATATTTTTTTAAAAAATTAATACAATTTCCCCAACGTAATGTAAGCTAATATGAGCCGCAAGACAATCCCCAATCATAGCCGCAATTTCCAAAAGCCATTGAACCTAAATTACCAGATTCAAACTATTTGATATATTTACCTATATAATCGGTCAATATAATCATTCCTTTCTTGAGAAATAAAAAAGGAGGAATATAAAATTCCTCCGTTATAATGCTTCAGCTAATTGAGCTAATTTACTTCTATGTATATTTTTTAAAGTAATTTCACCATATACGTCGTGATTTCTAAATACTTGAGATACACGACGCATACCATTATTATCTCCAGAAAAAGCATCCATATCCAATTGCGTTTGATAATCACCATCAATTATACAAACACTATCTTCTCCAATGCGCTGAAGACCCAATTTCATTAAACTAATATCTAAATTTTGCGCTTCAGTGATATATACTCCAGCTTTCATGCCAGAAGTATCATAACCTCTAATATCACTAAAAGGCAATAAAATGAGTTTTTCTTGTTGAATTAATTGTTCAACCGCAATTCTTCCACCTAATTTACTACTTAAAAAATTACCAATTTGCGAATCTAATAATTTTTCTTCTCGTGTGCCAGGATAAAATCCTAATTTAGCTGAATTTTTAGTAGCTACAGTGTTACAGAAAATAATAATTTTATCAATATGATTGCGCTCTAGCTCATGGAATAAGTAAGCTAAACTTAAAAAACTTTTACCTGTACCCGCAGGTCCTTTAACCATAGTTAAAACATTATGGGTAAGACTGTCCGCAAATAATGCTTGATAAACATCATTTTTTATAGGTTTAATTTTTCCAAAATAATTAGATTCAAAAACATCGTAGTCCAAATGTCTATATCCTTCACCAGTCCAGCACAATGTATCTACAATATCTTCAGTTTCATCACGAATAATTAAATATTCATTAATATTTAAATTATAAATATTTTCATTAAAATTCTAATAAAAATTAGCCATTTCATCTTCATTAAGAACTAATTCCTTATACCCATCATATTCTACTTCTTCTTTTGGAATTACACTTTTTATTGAATCATTTCCAAAAAATAAATTAGCAATTTGTTTTAATGCTAAATCATTAGTATAAAAAATTGTTTCATCAGGATGAATTAATCTATCATAAGCTACAGCAGATGCTAAAATTTTAATATCATTTGTTAATTCCCATTGAGAATAGCTTGGAAGATTTAATGTAGAATCTTGTTCTAGCATATCTTCTCTAAATACCCAAACTTCATACTTATCAGGATTTTCTTCTAATAAACGTAAAATTTTTCTTGCTGATTTTTTTATATCAATATCTTTATTATAAGCACTTTTAATATTTTCTAATTCATTTAAAGTAATAGATGAAATTACTACGTCTTCATCTATCTTAAATAAATCATTTTCTCGTAATAAAAGACTGCTTGTATCATAAAAATTATAATTCTTCATTATCATCGTCCTCTTCTGTTGGAATTACAAATCCAATAGGATTAGATGATGATTCTCCATCTAATTCACCTGATAGTTTTTGGATTTGATTATTAATTTTAGTGATTTTAAGTGTTGTTTCTCCCTTACACCATTCTATAAGAGTTAAGATTAGATTTAATAATTCTTCTAAAAATGGCATAATAAATGATATAAATAAAATACCACTTAAAAAGTATTTAAATTTAATAATAATCACCTCTTTAAAAGATTCTTCTCAATAAAATTTAAAAAAATTAACATATAATATTATTTATTTTTGACCTGCGCGACCCGCACGGACATATTTATAAAAAATTTCTTTTCTTTCAATGTACTGTTTTATCATTTGCTCTCTGTCAGCTATTCTATTGTTAACTGTAGCTAAATCAAATTTAATAAGGTTTATCTGTCTTTGTAACATTTTATTTTCATAAGATTTTTCATTAAATTTATTACTTTTATTAATAGAATAATAAAGTTGATTAAGCGCAGCTAATCGTTCTTTTAATGTATTGCGATAATGTTTAAGAAGTTTAATATAGGCTCTATTCAGAGCAATTTCGCAACCGGTTTTTTCACTACACATATCAGAATCTTGTGGAGCACATTTAGCAATTCCAGTAAAGGAATATCCATCATTTGTATTAATTGTACAAGTTGCAACTCCATTATCTTTATCCCAATTAAAAATAGGTTCTTGTTTCATAATTATTCTCCTTTTTTTAAATTTATTCTATATATATTATATCATAAAAAATAAGTAAAATCAAGTAATGTACTTTTTGGTAAAAAAATTGCTATAGGCGCAGAGTTTTGAAACTACGAGCGTGGCGAGACAAAGGATAAAAAAAGAAGGTATGAAATTTTCATACCTTCTAAAAATTACTGAGCAGCCTTACCACCAAGATAACCAGAAATTACTGACTTAATATCAATACCGGTAGATTCGGTAAGAGCCTTAATAATCTGGTCACTGGTCTGCATTACATCACTAACAAGCTTTGTGGTTCCATCAGAGCCGTACATGGTAATGGAATCAACAGCAGAGAGAGGAGCTGCCGCATTCTTAACTACTTCGGGGAGAGCGTTAAGATACATTTCCAGGATAGAAGCTTCACCCATCTTCTTCTGTGCTTCAGCCTTCTTATCAATACCTTCGGCTTCAGCAACACCGGTAGCACGAATACCTTCTGCTTCTGCCTTCTTAATAGCCGCAATACCTTCCGCTTCAGCCAGAGCAGCATACTTATCTGCTTCAGCCTTAGCTCTAATAGCTTCTGCTTCCTGAGCTGCCGCATACTTATCTGCTTCAGCTTTCTGCTCTCTTTCATAGCGTTCAGCTTCTGCTTTTCTCTGACGAACTACAAGCTCAGCGGCTGCTTTCTGCTCTGCGGCATACTTATCAGCATCTGCCTGCTTACGAACAAGAGCATCAAGTTCATACTCACGCAGTTCAATTTCCTTCTGTCTAAGTTCTGCCTCACGTTCAGCCTTAGCGATTTCTGCGTCAGTAGAAGCAATATTCTTCAGCTTGCGCTGATTCTCTGCTTCAATCTCCATAGCAGCTTCAGCCTGCGCCTTCTGCGTATCTGCACTCTTCTTCAGTTCAGCCTGACGAATTTCAAGAGCGTTATTGCGGACGGCGATTTCTTCAGCGGCCGCAACCTTAGCGTCATTGGCGCTCTTGGCGTTTTCTGCCTCAGCAATAGCAATTTCTCTCTGTGCGTCAGACTTAGCAATAGAAGCCTTCTTACGAATTTGTTCTACGTTATCAATACCAAGATTATTGATAACATCATTATCATCTACGAAATTCTGAACGTTAAATGAAATTAATTCAAGTCCAAGACGCTTAAGGTCGGGAACTGCGTTTTCCTATACCTTTTCAGAGAATGCCTTTCTATTACTTACCATATCAGTAAGTTTCATCTGGCCTACAATTTCTCGCACATTACCTTCAAGCAGACAAGAAATCTTTTCATTAATTACATTTTTCTTTACTCCAAGGAAGTTCTGGCAAGCAAGTTCCATCATTTCGGGGGTCTGACCAATACGAACATTTACATTGGAATCAACTCGTACATTAATGTATTCTGCTGTTGGAACCGCAGATGAAGTTTTTACATCAATCTGAATTACACCAAGTTCAAGCTTGTCAAGACGTTCAAAGAAAGGAATTTTAATGCCGGCTCTACCAATAAGAATTCTTGGCTTCTTTCTCAAACCAGAAATTACATATGCCATATCCGGAGGAGCTTTCACATAACCACTCATAAGAATGAGAAGAAGAGCAACAATTCCAATAACGGGGATAAGAAAAGATGCGGAAGTAATAAATTCTAACATTTTTTTCTCCTTATTTTATATAAATTTTTAAATGAACAAATTAAAGATATTTAATACATTTTTCTACTTCATTTTTACATCTATTAATTACTGATTCAATATTAATAGGAAAATTGAGTAAAGAATCAACTCCACAATGAAACATAAAAGGTCTATCTTCATAGAAATCTGTCTGCTGATGTGTATGTCCATAAAGATTAATTTCAATCTGTTTTAGACTATCTTTTTCAAAATTAGAAGTAATAGTGGGATAATGAGAACAATAAAAATTATATCCTTCACTTTTAAAACGAAGAGCATCTCCCATTTCAACTACATTAGGAAGATTTTTATAAAGTTCCCAACGTGGATTTGTGTCATGGTTTCCTCTTACAATATGTAGTCTGCCTTTAAGATTTTTAAGCATTCCGATACCATAATTATTATCACCAAGCATTAAATCACCAAGAATATATACATCATCTTCATCATTTACTGTATTATTAAAATTTTCTACAATAGATTCATCATGGTGAGCAATGCAAGTAAATCCGCGAGGTCCCCACACAAATTCTCTATCATGCCCAATGTGGAGGTCACTTGTAATCCAGATATTATTCATTTTCATCCACTCCTTTATCAATTGAAATCATATAATTATTATCTTCATTAATATTTAAAATATAAGTATAATTATGTTTTTCTCCATAATTAGCAGGATTATATTTATTAAACATATTTTTAATTACATTATCAGGAACATTTGCTCTCCCAGAACGAAATGAATTACGATAAACACAAGTATCTACTGAAAGATTAAAATTTACAGGGACAACAGAAATAGAAGATAAATTGAGTTTATCCAACACCTTATTCCTTGCGGCCTCATTTAAATGAGTAGCATCAACAAAAATAATTTCTTTATCAGTAGATTTAATACTTTCGTTAATTTTATTAATAAATGTATTAAACACTAAATTTTCTTTAGCAAAATAATCATCATTATCTTTCAAAAGAGAAAAACGAATTTCATCTCTGCTGATATGAATACTATTATCTAAATATTCCTGCTGATTTTTCACCCAAGTAGTTTTTCCTGAACCAGGAATGCCGCAAAGTAAATAGAGAGTTTTATTCATTATATACTCCTTTCGCAAAATCAATTTTAAATTGTTCAACTTCTTCCATTGAACGACATTCAATATGATTTATTTCATCGCCGCAATATAAACAAAATAATTTCTTTTTATGAAATTTTTCTCGTTCACATCCACGTTTTCTTACTATTGGAATACCCTTATTTCCACATTTTGTACAATAAAAATCATGAGTATTACTTTTTACATTTTGACGCGCCATTGCTTTAGTCCTTATCATTAATATTAATATTACCGATATTTAAACATTTAAACAACCAAAGAATTCCATACATTTGCCAAAAAGTTAATGTTGGAGCAGAAAATACTGGAACAATAATTGTAGACCAAAGCCAGCAAGCAATAAGTGCGCCGGGAACATAAACTAACATATAAATTAAAAATACTAATAGAGCAGCAAAAACTCCAGATAAAAATTTCATTTATAATTTATCTCCTTTCTTTATTTTCTATATATATATTATATCATATTTTTTTATTATTTTCAAATTTGAAAAATATGTTCATCAAAAGTATCTAAATCTAAAAGTACTGTCATTCCAGTAGCAAAAGCTCCACAATCAATACATACTTTTTTATCATTACAATACCAGAAAGCACCTTCAAATTCAGCTTCTCTTATACCAAGGTCTTCGGCAAGATAAGGGATTGGAGTGTGTCCATGAACCATAAGTGTTCTGCCTTCTGGAGGGACATCAAGAAAATGTTCTCTACTCCAAAGTAAATCCTCTTCACAAGGAATAGTATCATTATAGTTGGAATAACCAGCATGGCACATTATAATTTCAATATCTTGATATTGATTATAATAAGATTTAATTGTTGGAAGTTTAGATAAATAATTCATCCATCCCATATCGGCGCCATCAGTAATCCAACCAAATAAAGTTGATTCTCCTCCATTAGAGAAAAGAAGATGGCAATTTTTTCCCATATATTCATCTCTACCATACTCACACATAGCTTTTACAAGCATATCTTCATGGTTTCCTTTAAGATAAATAAATTGCGGGTCGCATGCAACTGCTTTAATTAATTCCCAACTTGCGGGACCGCGGTCTCCGCAATCTCCAAGACAATATACAATATCATTTTTTTTAAGAAATGTTTTAATTTGCTTATATAAATCAATCTGACCATGTAAATCAGATACAGCATATATATTCATTTAAATGCCTCCTATAACTGAAAGAATAATTACAGCAAATAAAATACATACTACAATTACGCTTGTGCCGCCAATTAAACCAAGTATAATTCCACTCATTAGTCTAATCTCTCCACATAAATTTCATCTACTGGGTCAGTTACCCAAGAAATATCATTTTCTTTATCAGCATCCATGTCAAAAGCAATATTTTCCGCTTCATCTACGTTTTCTGCATCTACATAATAAGTATGAACTTTTTTAAAAACTACAGCATATTTATGTTTCATATATTTTATTTCCTTTCTTATTTTATATATATATTATATCATATTTTTATAATAAAATCAAATAAGCCCTTCTATTCTAAATAGAAGGGCTTATTTTATTTAAAATTATATGTTCCGGTTGTAATAATAATATTATCTAAACTAAATGTTTCACTAATTTCAATTTCTACAGGATTTTTTGTATCACGAAGTTTAAAGAAAACCATAACTTCAAGTGAAGCGCCTGGTCTTAAATCAAGGTCACTATTTTCATAATATTTATAATATTCATTATCAGCATCGGGCCAAGTAACTTCCAATTCAACTCCATTTTGAAAAGCTTCATTCATTAAATTTAACCAATAAGAACAAGTCTCTGTACTATTATTAGTCCATTTAATTTTAACACCAAGACTAGGATTATCATCCCAGTCTTTTGTAAGAATACATCCTAAAATTTCAGCATTAAAATCACTTTTTAATTCATTAATTGTAGTATCAATAGTTGGAAGCTCACTTTGGTTATTAATAACACCAACAGTAAAACACCCGACAAAAATAAGAAAAATTGCTAAACAAATTACAATAATTTTACTCTTATCCATTTATTACCTCAAATTTTTACTTGCTTATATTGTTCATGTAATGTCTACAAATTAGCTTCAGGACAACTTTGTAGAAATTCTCTTAACTCCATTAGACATTTTCCAAGCATATTGTGTCCAATATTATTACATACACCCCAATACGTATCATTCCAAGTATTACCTTCAATTAATTCACTATCTCCAGTAGCAATAAGTTTATCTCGTAATTCTAATGAAGTTGTAAATTTAAGATAAAGACCCAGTTTCATTACCATTACACGAGCAGTATCCCAGTCAGCGCGTAATTTTACACCTCGGCCTAAATATTTAGCTCTACCTGGAGTAGCGGCTGCGGCGATTCTTTTTCGTTCTTCTATATCAGATGTTTTCATTGCTTGAAAGAAATGTTCATTAGTAGGATAAATAATTCCATCATATTCAAATGGTGAATTATAAAAATTACTTAAAAAAGCATATTCTCCATTAAAACAATCAATTCTATTTCCCATTTTTAAAAACTCCATTCATCTTGGACATAATGCCGACAAAAGGAATATTAATATTATCTTTATGTCTACTAATGCTATGAAGATGTTTAATTGCGGCAAGAGTATTTACATCTTCTGGAATAATTCTATATCTAATATAATTATCCAACTCTTTATAAGTAAATCCAAAATTTTCTTCATCAGTTTTACCGCACATACCATCATCGGGAGCTTTGCCTACAATATAATCCGGTAGACCAAGAGCATAGCCAATTTGACAAACTTCTGTAGCAGTATAATCTGCTAAAGGACTAAAATCACCTACGCCATCGCCATACTTTGTAAAATATCCAATATAATCTTCAGATAAATTACAAGTATTTACTACTCTACCTCCATTTTCAAGGGCTGCCGCAATTGCATAAAGAGTAGTCATACGAATTCGTGCGGGTAAATTTGTTGTAACAACAGAATTATCCTTGAAATTAATTTTATAATCAATTGGTGTGGGACAATAATCACAAAATGTATTATCAAATGCGTTATAAATGGCTTTAGTTGTGTCGCCAATATTTACTGTAAAATAATTAATTCCAAGAATATTACAGACATCTTTAGCACAATCTACATCACATTTTCGCATATTACCATCGGGAATAATAATACCATATACTCTATTTTTTCCAAGAGCGGCGGTACAAAGAGCAGCACAAACCGCAGAATCCTTACCGCCAGACATTCCAATTACTGCTGGAGAATTCGGTCCATTATCAGCAAAATATTCCTTAATCCAATCAATAATTTTATTTTTCTGAAGTTCAGCATCAAACACATAATCTGTATTAAAAATAGTACTCATAATTTAAATACCTTCTTTCAATCTATAATTTACAGCGTTTTTCAAATATTCAGCATAATTTTCATCCTGACACATAGTCTTGCCCGGAACGTCACTAAGCTTTGCTACTGGATGACCATTAACATACTGAAGTTTAATAACAATATTTAAAGGTTCAACATTAGTATCATTACTAAGATAGGTACCAATACCAAAACTTACATTAACTCTATCTTTGAAATGATTATAAATTTTCTGTGCTCTATCAAAATTTAAACTGTCACTAAAGAGAAGTGTCTTAGTTTTTGGGTCAATACCAAGCTTTTCATAATGAGCAATAATCTTTTCACCCCATTCAATAGGGTCTCCACTATCATGGCGAACACCAGTATAGCACATTGCCTGAAGCTTATTGAAATCCATAAGGAACAGGTCAGTTCCAAGTGTATCCGTAAGAGCAGTACCATTATCACCCTGATATTCATCAAACCACTCTTCCATTGCCATCTTATTAGTATATGCAAGAGTTACGCCCGGCACACCCTGATACATCTGGACATATTCATGCGCGTAGGTGCCAATAGGTTTACAACCATACTTCATAGCGAGAAATACATTGGATGTGCCAACACAGTGTCCGGTAGCAAGCAGTTCGCCAAGAACATAATCCTGCCATTCGCGGCTAAGACGTCTGCGGCAACCGAATTCTGCGAACTTGAAATCATAAATTTCCATGCGGAACTGATTAATCTTAAACATAAGTTTTTCTCTTGCGCTCTTTACAAGAGCAAGATAATCATACTTCATGCGGAAATATACTTCATTCACAATTTCAAGAAGATAGATTTCAAACTGCATAGCACTAAAGAGCGGACCATTTACCTCAATATGAAGTTCGCCTTCTGTGTTATCAGTAATTTCCTTATCTTCATGTGTTTCAAGCCAGACCTTTACATACTGGCGAATAGGGTGCCAGAGCCGCAGGAATTCAATGTAGTCCTTTTTGATAAATCTCAGAGATGCGAGATAATCAAGCTCTTCATCAGTAAAAGTCAGAGTACAAAGATGATTAATCTGTTCGCTGATTTCATCTACCATTGCTTTAGTAAAACGCACATCTTTATTGCGACATTTAAAAATATATGTACCATTAAGATTGGTATGCTTATGGAACATTACCTGATTCATATTAAATTTATAAAGGTCAGTATCAAGAAGCGATACAATAATAGGACTAAGTTTCATCATAATTAGTTATTTTCCTTTCTTTTATCTTTCTTTAAATTATCAAACCCAATTTTAAGAATTTGTTCCAAACATTTTGCAAATAAACCTTCTTCAGCATAATCATTATCTTTATATCTTACACCAAGATATTTGTCTACTACACAATGACGTTCATTATAATAAATATTAATATCATCATAATCAATCAATTCTTGCATAGTAAATAATACAAAATAATTAAATGCTAATTCATTTGCCACTTTGATAATCATATTTTTATCATATGGTTTATATTTTGCCAAATATTCATTAATTTTATTTTTAACTAATTTATCGGCAATATGGTCTGGAAAAAGCTCTCCATCAGGACAATATTTAACAATAAGCATTTTAATCTCCTTTAGAGAAACACTAAACTTTCTTTACCATTTTTATCGTATTTATAATAACCACAGTCTTTTCTGCTCACTGGATGGATTTGAATATTTGCATCCTTCCCATAATCATTAACAACTCTTACAATAATAAGAGTATCATCAGGTAAATCTTTAATAAGTTCTTTAAGTTCTTTAACGGTTGTCATCGTTTTCTTTTACCATTTTCCTTTAAGCATTATAATATCCATAACTAATAACATGATTATCAAGTTTATCATAAGGCTCAAAATCACCAAGACATGCTATAACCATATTTGAAGAGCGAAGATAATAAGGAATATCACCATAATATTTATTTCCTTGTGTATCACTTTTTTCGCAAACTTTTTGATAAATATATTCAAGTGCTTCTGGAATAGTATCTGCGGCAACTACAAAATCAGTATAACAATCGTAATCGTATTCTTTGATATTAATTACATAAAGTTTCATTATTTTTTACCTTTATATTTATAAATTTATCACATTTAGTATCTATTAGCATTGCTGCGATAGCCATTCCCCACATAGCACCAGCTTCAAATCCCGATTCTGTATTACAACTTTCTAATTTTTTTAAAAAATCTTCTGAGCCAATATACTTTAAAATAGCTTCTTGAGCATTTTTAACTGTAATACAATATTCAATATCTACTGGTATTACTAAATCAAGCATATAAATACACGTTTGTTTACCAGTATTTAAATTAATCGCACAGACTTCATCTTTATCGGCCTCAAAAGTTTCATGAATTCTTTTATAGAGTGTATCATTTTTAATAAAATAATCGCCAATATCAATTCTATACACTTCTTTACTTTCCATCATATTCACAAATTAACACATCTCCATCATAATCTTTAAAAATATCTTCAATCATTTTATATACAATATTCCAGTCTCCACCGCCACGAGCGCAAGACATAAGATAAGGAAAAGCAATAGTTTTATTGGTATTTTTGTACATATCATTGATTTTAATTAAACACGCTTTAAGTGCGTCATAATTTGTATAACAATGTCCATCGTATCCATATTTATCTTGAGCAAACAAATTTAAAATAACTTGTTTTTCATTAATCTGCACTCTTTGTACGTTTTGAAGTAAAGATTTCCCATTTCGTTTAGATAGAATACATATTACCTTATATGCTTCAAAAACATGAGGATATCTTTCTTTTACTTGCTTAGCAACACCACTACCCATAACGCCTTGACAATTAACTTGATGACAAATTACATCTGCGCCGGATTCAAAGATATCACATTTAATATGTTTAATCATTTATCTATAATCCTTTACCCAATTATCAAAACCATATTCACCAATATAAAATAATTCTACTTCTAAACGTTCTCCTGTATTTTTATGGAATTGATTTTCATCTTTATGAGACATATAATAATCATAAGGAGATTTGTCTGTATATTTCTTTCCAAGATAAATCATAGATGCGGCAACTCTATCGCAAATCATTTCCTTAAAATATTTATCAGGCATTGGCATAGGACAAGACTTACCATTAGAATCAATATCCCACCAATATTCTCCATGATGCTTATTGCGATTATGATGATGCGGCCAAGCATCTGAGTAGCCTTTTTCTTTTCGCTCACCCACATGAGGTGAAGCAGTACCAGTAAAATACTTTACTCCATTCCAAAACTCTACAGGAGAATACTTGGAAAGGTCATGTGTAAGACCTTGCCAATAAAGACCGCATTTAAAACAAAGTTTACGCACCATTCTACGATGTTTATTTACTGTGCGCAAATGACCAAAAAATTTCTGAAAGTTATTCATTTTTATAAATTCCTTTTTTCTTATTTTCTATATATATTATATCATATTTTTTTATAAAAATCAATAAAGGTTCTGTATATACAGAACCTTTATTTTTATACATCCATATCATAAATTATTTCAATAGAAAGGGGGACGGCGCAACAGTGGTCTTTTTTTAATTGTTTAATGGCTCCTTCAGCATTCCTTGCTAAATATATGCCATATTTTTTATCACCAAACCACTCATAAATAATTTTATAATAGCGTTTTTTAAAAAACATTATTTTAAGTACCTCTTAATTTCTTCTCTATGAGCATAAACATACTCAGGAACCATCTTGCGCAAGCTTTCCAATTCATCGTGTTTAATAGCAAACCGCACGTCAGTTCCGCTAATATTATGAACCCGAGGAATAAATTTAAAACTAATATACTCTCTTTCTTTCGGGCCAAACCAACTAAGAGGAATTTCTGGTTCATCAATATAATAAAGTGTTAGAAATTCATCAAAAGTTTTATTTATCATATTATTATATAAATATTCGCCCCATTCATGAGTATTATGACCTTCATCATTTTGGTCATTTAGGGCATGAATAAAAATATGCTTATGAAAATCAGATTTTATTTCTTGATAAATAGAACCTTTTACCAAAGATAATCGTTCATTAATAGGAATAGGATTTCTAATAGTTCCAGATTTATCAGCACTACCGATAAAAATATGAACATCATTATTATTAATTAAACCATCACTAAGAGCTTTTTTTACCATATATAAATGTCCATTATGAAAAGGTTGCGCTCTAAACAAAATTACATTAGTCATTCTTTTTCCTCCGGTTCTATAATTCCTAACAATTTATATATTTCTTCAATCATACCTGCGCCAGCATTTATTTGGTCTATATTTTCATGTTCAATCCAATGCGCCATACCCACACCAGCCATAAATAGTTTATATGTCATATTGTCTGGAAATGCTTCTTTTACTAAAGTCTCTAATTCTTCCACATTTTTATTAACAATACATGTTGCATATACTAATTCATTTTCTGGAAGAGGCGAAGCTCGGTTAAACTGTTTAAGAATTTCTCTTAACATTTGCTTATAAGCATATTCTGGACTACCCATTAATAAACACCTCTTAATCAAACTGTGGCATGCGATTTGGATTAGATTCAAGCCAATGTTCTTCTCTGTTTACAGTATGCTTACATCCTTTTGGACAAATTTTATAAGTATATCTTACCTTTTGCTTTTTATACTCATCTCCACTACTACCATTTGGGTCAGAATAAACACATACATTTTCTTCAATTATTTCTTGTTCTGTAAAAAAAGATTTACTTAAATAATAATCATCACATTTTTTACAATATATAAATTTACCATTTTGAATTTCTTCAGCAATTTCTACTGCTTTTTTTACTTCATTTAATTTCTCTTCAATGTTTTTAGCGTTTAAAATTCGTTTGAGTTCTTCATTCATATTAAATTACCTCAATTTGGCAACTTCTCATAGTTTCAAGAGCGGCTTCATGCTTCTCAGGAGTTACACCAGCGCACATATCTGCCAATACACTAATTTTAATATCTGGGAAAAATATCTTGGCGGCAAGCACATTAGAAACTACGCAGATATCAGTACAAAGGCCGCAAAATTGAAGCTCTACATCCCAATTATAATCATTGGCAATATCTTTAATATAATCCATGAGTTCCAGAGAGCCAAAAGTGGGTTTTTCAATTACCAAAGGAGAATAACAGAATGGTGCAGTCAATTCATCGGGAATATTCCAACCTTCAGTATCCTTAATACAATGCGGCACAGGCAACTTCTTTCCTTCTGGCGTATTAAGATAATCATCATAATGAGTATCTTTAGTAAAAATTACTGTTACATTATCTTCAATTTCATTAAGCATTTTTGCCATCTTAGGAACAATAGCTTGAGCTTCTGGAGTTCCAAGAGAGCCATTAATAAAATCATTCTGCATATCAACTACAATAATAATCTTTTCCATATATTTTACCTCTTATACATAAATAAATTGTTCAATATAATTTCTATCTTCGCCTTTAAAAATAGGAATATTCAAATCAATTTCCCATTTCCAGTGTCTTTGCGCAACTTGGACTGGGCCACCCCATTCAGATTCATGTTCAATAAATTCAATTTTATCAGGAACTTTAATGCAACAAGCACCACGTTTTAAATGAGTTGGATAGTCATTCCAATTAATACTTTTCTGAAGCATTAGCATATCTTGAATGTCATTACAAGATTTGTTCTGAAGCTCTTTGTGAGAGAAATTAGCTTGGCCAACCATCTGGATGGAGTTGCGAGAAGCGTCAAGCTGACGCCAATAGATTAGATTAGCTACTTCTTCTTTTGGAATATTAAAACAACGGGCATCAAACATTGCGCCTTTATACTCCGAATCGCGATATGCTTGATAATATTCTACTTGAGGGTCATTGGGAAAAACATGATTATAATAAAATTTATCAACTTCAGTTTTAAAAAACTTATTAAAAGCCATAGTTGCCATAGAAGCGGCGATAGAGCACATCTTTTGAATTTCATAATTAAACCAAGCATCTGTTGTCAATGTTTGATAATCAATTAAAATTAAAGTAATTTCATCCGATTGCGTATAACCAAGTACACAACCTTGAATATTTTCACAAAGATATTTCATAGTATCTCGCATTGCTTTTCCCAACACTTCATCAAACGGTTTCTTAAAACCTTTAGTAAAGGTATGAAATGCTTTACCATCAAGACGAATTGCTACAGGAGTGCGGCGTGTCAAACGAAACTTGGGGACTTGTTCATAGAATTCTTTCATGCGAGTCCCGAGGTCATCATGTACAGGCATCATATTATTTCCTTTCATTTTTTATTTTCTATATATATTATATCATATTTTTTTATAAAAATCAAAAAAGGAGCGATGTTTTCGCTCCTTAAATATAATGTGTATCACAAAATGAACAATAATATTGATTATCCATTTGACCACCACAGCATTTACAAATTAATGGTTTAGTTTCTTTATCTTTTATTCCCACATTAGAATTATTATATTTATCTACTAAAAACCATTTGTTATCATTATAACAATATATTTCCTGTGTGTCTGTACAATACATTAACTATCCATTGTAAAACTAATTTTTTTGATATTTATAAAAATCAGCTTTAGTTCCTACATATCGGAAATGGAGTGGTTCAATATTTGTTCTGATATAATCAATCATTTTCATAACGTCTAAGCAGACGTTCCCATTTCTTAATGAGTCTACAGTTCTCTACAGGATTTCTGCGAAGAGCTGCAAGTCTTAGTTCTACATAAGTCTTATTTCTAAACATTGTTTTATTCTCCTTTATTATTAGTTATTGGGTACCTGCATAAGCGTTCCTTCGGCGCCATAAACAGAAGGCAGAACACCATTCCACTTATCATAATACATCTGTTCAAGAATTTCATCAGTAATAGAATTTGCGAGCAGGCGGTTAGCCTCTGCCTGAGCCTTAGCCGCAATAATAATAGCTTCTGCATCGGCCTCTGCCTTAGCAAGAGCTGCTTCATTTTTATTCTGCTGAATTACAAGGTCCTGTTCAGACGCAAATTTCTGGTCAAGAGCTTCCTGAATAGCAGGATTTTCAAAAGAAATACCTTCCTTAAAACCAAGAACAGTAATAGTAATGCCATATTCTTTAAAATAAGGAATTACAGTGTCCTTAATATGCTGAATAACTTCATCCTTATGGTCATGAAGCTCAGTAGACTTATAATCACCAACAATATTATTAAATTCGCCTTCTACCATCTTCTTAATATCATTGTCAATAATAATATCAAGAGGAGTGTTATTATAACGATACAAGAACTTTGCGGCATCCTTTTCTTCAATCATAGCAGTACAGTTCATACCAACATATACACCAATAGCATCAGATGTCTCACCAAAAATAGCACGAACAGATGTCTCAGTAGAATTACCAGATTCCCAAGAGCGAGACACAGGCTTGCGTTCAACTACAATCAGAGTCGCAGTAGGTTTCCACTTACCAACCCAATTCCATCTGCCAGTCTGAACCCAACGATGCGGAATCTGAATTTCCTTAGTAGCTACCTTAGCCTGCGCAAGCAGTTCTTCTGATTCAAATGTTGCCTGATTTTCAGAATCGCCAATCAATGATACGAGGAAACCAGTCTGCGAAGGTTCAAGAGTCTTAAACTCAGGCTTATCGTACGGCTTAACGCAAGATGCGCAAGTAAAAATAGTAATAATCATCAGACACGCGAGAATAGAGAACTTAAAAAACTTATTCATTATATTATACTCCTTTAATATTTTTATATCTAACAAGTGATACTCTACATTTAGATTCTGTATTTAATTTATGTAATGTTTGATAAAAATGTTCTTTATTTTTAAAAATGCAAGTAATACGACTTCTTGCTGCTCCTGGCAGTTCAATATCATAGAGAAGGTCTGCTTCCTACTCAATTAAAGTTCTATAAACATAAGAACCATCTTCAATATAACTATATTCAATAGTTGCCCTCATCATTGTTTTATCCTCCTTTAATTATGTAATTCATATTTATCAGTAAATAATACATATATATTATATCCAATACCAAATCCTATTAAACCAGTTATAATATAATAAGTAGTATTAGTAAATGTTCTTATAGCATTTAAGTCATTAATCATACGAATTACTTCATCATTATTTTCCATTTGTTTCATAGAAATATCTAAACAATTTTTTTCAATTTCCATAGAAATCATAGAAAAAATAGAAGTAATAATTACAAAAACAATAGTTAAAGCTAAACAATTAATTAAAGTTTTTTTAGTTGTTAATCTCAAGATTTTCCTCCTCAACTAATACCTCTGCTTCTTCCATATCAGGTGCTTCAGCATCGGCTTTTACAATACCTTCAAGCACCTTAAAATTAAAATTCTTATGTTTGTAAGCAGTAAAAATCGGACGATTAATAATTCTTACAACAACACCTTCACGCACATGAGTCTTACCAATAGGGTCAGGTCCATCATAGAACTGTTCTGCCTTATTCTTTACCCACTCTCCAGCAGTAATGGTATCATCATCTGCGGACGCAGGATTTTCGGGGATAATACCAGACCAGAATACAGGAACGCATTTTACACCCATCTGCTCACAACGATAACGCATAAAATCAGGGGTATATTCTACTACATCACCATCTTCATTTACCATAGTCATACGATATACATAGATAGAAGATACAGACCAAATACTATTTTCTTCATTGGTATACATTTGAGATTCATCACCATCTGGGCGACAACCATAGGAGAATCTAGTAGTTTCACCATACTGCTTAATAAACTCTTCGTCTTTGGTTTTAGCATTACTACAGTCACTCATAATCGGAACACCCTTATCAGTAAAACCAATTACTTCATAGTAAACAGTTTCACCTTTCCAAAGTTTTCCATTAAAGAAACGATTGTACTTTTCTCTGAATTCATTATCACCATAATATCCACCATCATAAGAATGGAGCACAGTGCGGCGAGTACCAGAAATACATTCTCTATTGGAAACAGGCTTACCTTCAAGATTAAATAACTTATCAAACCAATTTCTCTTATAAGTAATTACAGGAAGATTACCAGTTCTCTGACTAGTTCCGTGCATCTTCAAAGTAATTTCAATATAATCACCCGGCTTGAAAGCTTCAAGATTGTACGCGAGCTGTTCAGTATCTTTATGTTCGTAAAAAGTAGGAACTTGCGCAATCATTGCGCGCTTACGAGTTCTCTTATTTACACCAGAAGGTGCAGAATTACGCTTATTAGACTTAGGAATATATTTTTTACAAATTTCATGCCCATTAAAAACATCAATATGGTCACCAGCATGAAGCTTGGTAATATCACCAAAAGGTTTAAGGCAATCAAGAGGGAGGAAAAGACCATCAGATTTTTCACCACGAAGCTTAATTGCGGTTACATTTCTCTTATCAGGGTCCATGTATCCGCCGCCAGGAATGGAATGACCATTTTCATCTTTAAGTCGTAAAAGATTATTTGCCTTCGCAAATTCTTCGGAAAGCTGGCCATCGCAGGGGAAATATACTCCTAACTGACCTTCAGTGTAATTTAAACCAACGCAAACAGTATTACCAAAACAATCACCAAGCAGCAATCGGTCAGCATTACTGTGCTTTCTTACGTTCTTCAATTCGGTTACAAATCCGCAGTAAGACATTTTTTAAATTCTCCTTCCATTGTTCATCATTATCATCATAACAATCCATATATTGTTCAATTCGTTTTACTTGATTTTCTAATTCTTTTGCTGCTTTTTCTTTATAATTATCTATGTCTTTCTGGAATGCTTCTACTAACTCTTCAGGATACATTGCTAATTGCTTTTTACGCCATCTTGTGTATTTAAAAGAATCAAAATATCCAAATTCAAAATATTGATGTTTTGGTACAGTATATTCTTTATAGTCATTAAGCATAGGACTCCATTGAGTTTCTTTTGTATCATAACTATATTTTACAATACTTTCAGATTCAATATTCCAAGCTTTTGGATTCATTGTATATAGACTTTTAAATCTTTCAAATGAAATTTTTAAAGGTTTATTCATTATTAAATCAACTGCCTCATTTGCTTTTTTTATTTTAGTATCTAAATCGTCCTCTGCAAAATCTATTAACATTCTAATAATAAGATAGAGCATTGAACCCATTAACATTAAAATAATTGTCAACATTCGTTATCTTCTTCCTTAATACGCCAGACCATTCCATAATATTCTTTTTTAGATTCAACAGCATTTTTAATTTTATCTTCAATTTTTGCTATATGGTCAGGATTCTTAGGACTGAGTGAAAGATTATTGGCAAAATATTTTAACATCCACAAAGCTGCGGTTTCATAACTGTCAAAATATTTAATTTGTCCATTATTTCTATTATAAGCATAAATAAAATAATCACTGGGAAATGCTCGTGTATTAACTTTCCAACATTGACCTTTACCGTTTGCCCACTCATTAAAAATAGCAGGAGCTTTTTTGCCTGGCTTTCTATGGTTTACAGAAGCGGGAAGAGAAGCAATATCTTTAGGACTACATTTTCCAGATAAATGTTTTATTACATACTGAAGCATTTGTGCATCTTCAAGTGCATTATGATTTTGTTTTTCAAGATTTCCATTCATAAAATTATATACTCTATTAAGAGCAATAGGCGATGAACTATTAAAGAAAATCTTAACTTGAGTCGCATAATCTTCTATAGCAGCTTGAATAGAAAGCGCAAAAGTAATTGCTCGTAAATCTTTCATATATCTCACAGTTTTAGTAATAAAATCTTTATCACTATTACCATAACAGAAATAATGTGGCGGTTCATTACCACCATTTTCAAGAATCCAATTAAAGAAAAGATTAAAAGCTTCATCTGCTGTTGGAGCGGTTTCAATCATTTCATTAGTAATTCCTGTAAGTTCAATAATAAAATTTGTAAGTTTTTCTTTATCCTTAGAAGGTTTTACTAAAGTATAAAAAGTTTTATTACTTTCTGATACACAACCAATAGAAATAATTCTATCGGAGAATTGATTTGCTTCAAAATCTATATAAAAATTCATTTATATCAATCCTTTTTTAAGATTTTTATAATTAATCTATTTCTTTCCATCCATTTTTACGAATGATTCGTCTCATATTACCACGTCCGACCACGTTCATAGAATGGATTCTAATAGGATAATTGCGGCCAGTTTCCTCAAGCCAGTTGAGAAGTTCAATATAATCAGGTGGACCGTAATCTCCAGCATCATGGTCTACACTCAGCAAGTCATAGCGGTAATTATACTGCTCATGCTCTTCAATTGCTTGTTTAGCTCCTTCAACATCCCAAGCTCTTTCCCAATGAACTAACACGCCTTGATAATAAAACTCTTCAGGCGGCATTCTAACATCATCTACCCATAGTCCTCTTTTATACATCACTTTTCTCCTTTTGCTCGGAAACAATGAAAATCATCACAATAAGCGCAAGCAATCGCTAAATCTTGATGTTCGTCATCATTCCAAAGTATGCATCCAATTGGACCGCCAACAATAATTTTTCCATTATCTTCATATTCATCATGAAGACAATGAATACAAAAATCGCAACATGGAGTACATTCAGGACCGCAAGTAATCATATTTAATTTCTCCTTACATATACTTATTTACTTTAACTTTATTTTCATCTTTTCCAGCTAACCAATAAACAGTAGAACCATGAAGATTTTTACCTTTAGCAATAAATCCTGCCGCATACATAGGTCTAAGCACGCCAGATACAGATGCCGGAGAAACAATTTCTTCAAATTTACGCCAAATAAAATTAGCAATTTCTTTAGAGGTTAAACAATTATGAGCATTAAGGATTTCAATTACCATTTCATTCTTTGTCATTATTTTTTCCTCTTTTCTTATTTTCTATATATATTATATCATATTTTTTTATAAAAATCAATATAAGATATTGTGTTTGATAAATAAGTATTATTTTTTATTATTGCTTTCTTAACTTTTCTATATATATTATATCATATTTTTTTATAAAAATCAAAAAAGATATTGATACTTAAGTATCAATATCTTTTACAATATAACTTATTCCTCTTTGTTCAATAATCTCATATTTCTGTTGGACTTCTACAAATGATGTATTTTCATTTATAATAATTTGATGACGTGTTTCTGACATGACTCCAATAGGTATAGGAAATATAGTTAATGCAATTCCTAAGCATATTCCAATTGCAGTAAGATTAATATATTTATCATCTTTATTCCACATAAAGGCAGAAGTTATACTTATTGTAGCTATAATAATACCAATAACCATTAAAATAGCACAAGGAATTGCGTAAGGAAATGCATTAAATGAATGAATAATAATCATAATTCAATCTCCTCAATATCTTGATAATACATGCGGATAGAAGGCTTTGTATTGATAATTCTATCAGCATGATAGTGTCCAAAACACCAATTATCAAAAGTAATAGTATCTTTAAATTTATCCATCCAAAGTTCCATCGTATTATCTACAGAATCTTGGTTTAATCCTCTTAGAAATAAATCTGTGGGCTGCCAAGAGTAAGGGCAAGTATGAGACAGTACATAATCAAAATGATGACCTTTCCAAAGAGATTCAATATCTGTCATTTCATCAATAGTAAGCTGTTCATTAGCAAACCACTTACGTCCCATTTGAATACGATACCACTTATCAACCGAATAGGAACCACCAATTACCAAATAACGCTTGTCATTGAAAATATAACATCCACCATCGTGAAGATAATTAATATTAGGATATTCATCTTCGTAATAAATTGGCCCATAGGTGTGGGGGTCTATGATAAGCTTCATATTTGGCACGTCCGTGGGTCGCATTTCATGATTACCACGAACGCAGTAAAAAGTAAGATTTGTATTATTTACTTTCTTTTTAAGATATTTATCAGGCGCCCCTTGATAATTTAAACCAGCATCACCTAAAATAATAATTGCGATATTTTTATTTTCTTCTCTGTTGGAAAATTTATCATAAATACGTTGAAAGACACCATGGGTATCACCGGTGATATATAGTCTTTTATTCATTTTTTAATTCCTTTTCTACAGAAATTTTCATAATATTATAAGACACATCCTGTAAGAGGTCTCGCATATTAGGGTCTTCTTTATCTTCTATTTGAGCGCAAAATTTATCTGCCATTTCTTCTACACAAGCAAGATGCTCTTTGGCAATTTCTCTTGCTTTATCTAGATTATAACAATATTTCTTTAATCCCATAATTAAGTCAAAATATTTTTCACTTGGAATCAAACAATTTTCATAAGTTTCACCTTCAATATATCTTTCAATATAATCTCTTACTCTAACAAGGTGAGAAACTTGTTTTGGGTCATATCCATATTTATCAATAATTGCAATTTTACTGGGATATCTATGTTCCATTGCATGATATTTTTCAAGAGCAATACCTTTCATAGATTTTACCGCTCTATAAGGATTCATTCGTGCGATAGCTTCACGTTCTTTTACGAGACGTTTCCATTCATAAGAATAAGTAGGATTTACATAACAGAAATCAGTAAAAAGAATTTCAAGGAAGTTTAAATTCTGCTTGCGGAATGTCTCCATATACAATCTGATATCTTTCCAGTCAGTATGTTCTTCATTCTCACGAACGTGAGTAGTTGATACTGGAGGATTATTTAAAGCTAAATCTTTAAAAGAGGGAGTTACAATAAGTTTAGTATCTACATCAGACCCAGGAATTTCAAGTCTATAATTCTGACTTCCCTGTAGAAATACACCTACGATATTGTCCATTTTAAAATCATATAACGCCTCTGTTAAATGATTAATAACTCGCTCTGTGATTGTTCTATTTCTCTCACTTTCGCAAGCAATACAAGTGCCATTAGAAACAATCATTTCTCTATTTAATTTTACACATTTTTTATCATTTTTAAGATAAGGGCAATTAGTCATTTATAACACTTCCTTTCTTAACTTTTTTTCTTAAACATTTTTCTCCATCATATCCAATAGTATAACCATATCGTTTAAGATACCTTGTATAAATATCTCTACGCTGACTATTTAACCAACGCGCAACAAATACTATATTATAATCATCATTATATATATTAATAATTTTTTGTTCTATTTTATGAAAACATTCAGTTGCGGCCGCCAAGGTCAAAGCAGGATTTTGTCCAGTTATTTCTATTTTATTTTCATGTTTACTTATATTATATCTTTTATTAAATATAATCATACCAATATTAAAATATTTTGTATCTAATGTTTCATCATATAATTCAAAAGACATTTGAAAAGTTTGATTTGCTATTGGCATTTCAATCCCAAATAAAAGAGTTTTGATTGTAGAAATATCGCAGTCTACTTTTAACTTTTTAAAATCATCACATTTATCTTCTGGCTCTTTAATTTCTTTTAATTCACATGAATATTTATATAAACAATTTTCACAATCATCCATTTTTTATCATTCCTTTTTTCATTTTTTCTATATATATTATATCATATTTTTTTATAAAAATCAATAAAAATAAAAAAATGGGAAGTAAAGATTTTTCTTTACTTCCCATAAATTTAATATTATTTAAAGAAATGTTTATGGCAGATACATTAATCTAGGACTAATAACTGTACTTCCTTGTGTATCTGTAAAGTCAGTATAGATAAAGAATGGACCATGTAATTCCCAAGCATTACGAGCGCCACCAACATATAATGTAGTACCAGAACCAGGATAATAATATCCATCGCCAACATAAGACTCACCAGAATTTGTTGAAGCAGGGAATAAAGCCCATTCATAGCCGCTAACAGTTGGAACTGTCCATGATTTTATATAGCCATCTGAAGATGGACGAGTACAAATTTTTGTGCCATTAGAACCAGTAGCAAATTGATTAGGGTTATTAATACAGTATACATTAGAGCCACTGAAATAAATACCATCAACCCATTCAAGCATATTTTCCCACAGGTCTTCAATATATCTGTATTGAATATTATAGCCATTAGCACTAACGCCTGTATGATAAGTCATGCTAGCTGTTCCACCAGATACAATAGAGGCTAATGAATCAAAATTAGAAGTATTTTGTATTACAGATTGACCATCCCATGTAGCCCATTCAACAAGGAATAACATTCTAATTGTCCAGAATGCTGCATAATCTTGCTGATAAAAGCCAGCACCAAGATTAGCTATACCTGTTCTGGAAGCTGCTAGTGTTATAGATGATTTAGGTAATACATTAGCTCTACTTTTTAAATCAGAAGACGCACATCTATATTTACCAATATAGCATACATCTCGTTCACCTTTACCATCTCCACGGTCTGCGTGCATGGGGCTTACTAAGAAATCGTCTATTGGTCTATCACAGATTTGTAAACTTAATTGCGCTCCATTAGCAGTCCATTTATACCAGAACTTTGGAATAGATACAACAACGTTCTCATTAATAGTAGATACTTTCATTTCAGACCATGGATATAAAGTATCAAATGGACTGGACCCATTAGTTGTTCCAGTACCAATGACAGGAGTAGCAAATGATGCGGAATCGTCCGTGCGTGTCATTAAAGGGGTATCAGTGCCGTCCCAAGATACACCATAAATATGTGGCCGTTGCCAGAGAATATTTCCAGAAGCATTAGTGATTTTTTCAACAGCGCCTTCAGGAATACTAATTTGTCGTATAAGTTGAGAATTCATTTTATTTAATCACCACATTCTTAGTAATTGTAGAACCATCAGATAATGTAAATGTCCATGTTTCAGTAGTTTGGTTAGCTATGGAATTATCTACATATTCTTCTGTGGATAATTTTTTACTACCATCATCCTTATTTGTGCCAGATGTGGAACCAACATAAACATCTCCCGCAAACCAACCATCATTATTAAATGTAAATGTTCTGTCATCTGAATCTTTATTAATAAGGTTAAGATTTTTACGAACTTGAACAAGTTCATCATCAGTCAAGGTTTGCTCGGCTTTTAATAAAACATCTGTCTGATTTGCTTTATTAGAAATATCACCTAAGCGTCTATCTTCTACATAATTTGTAGTCAATAATTCTATAGTGATATTTTTACTTGCAGCCAACTCTAAATCAGAATCACTTAATAAGTTATATGTGTACGGAGAAACAGATATCGTTATTGCATCTGTATTTGCTGCATTAGAAATTATAAAATAAATAGAGTCATAATTTATAGGCGACCATGATATATTTAAATTTACTTTTAGATTTTTAATAAATAGATTTTTTAAAGAAGTACATAATCTAAAAGCATCTCTCCAGCTTCCGGATTTTGCTCCAAAGTTAGTAACATTAACAGCATCAAACGTACCAGCATTTTCAATAGCAGTTGCTTCGCACATTAAACCTCTACAATCTGGAGGTAATGTAATATTAAAACTAGGTTCATCATGTCCAAAAATACCAATTGTTCTAGCGCCATAGTAACTAAATACCTGCGTTGCCCATGTTGCTTGTGCGAAACTATCTCTATATGCTGGATTTCCCCAGTTAGGGTCATTATTTACGCCAAAAGCAAGATAAAAAGCTTTAAATGTATTATCAGGAATAGTTGAGTAACATAAGGGTAATTGAGATGAATAATATAGCGTATAATTTGTTCTTTTGGAAATATCGCTTATATATGGATTATCGCTCCAAAAGATACAATTAGTATATTGTGCATATTGTACATGATATGCGCCTTGATTACCTTGATTCCACTTTGTATACATATCTTCTGCATTCATATCAAATAAAATATTTGAAAACTAGTGAACACCTTCTAGCCAAGGATAATATGTTCCTAGGGCGCCAGGAAACGCTGTTAATGCCGCAATAGAATTATTTGATGTAGGAATAATTTCAAATGTATCGCCTTCTATAAACGTAACTTGAACATTTGAATTTGCTGAATATACTTTAGGGATGCCATTAATGGAAATGGTAACATCTTCAATACAATAAAATCCTAATACTGTATTTGAATTTAATTTCATGTACAAATTTTCAACATATTCTTTGGATGCATAAGGTTCTAAAGCATTTTTTACGAATTCCGTATTTGTTATTTGAGTATCACTCTAATCAAGAGATGGGGTAGGTGTTGTAGGAATACCTGTTAACTCAAGAGATTTTAATTTCATAAAAGGCAGGTCTATATATGATGTAATTCCATCACCAATTTTTATCTAGATTTCTCCATTATCTCCAGTTACAAAAATAATTTCACCATCTAATAAAATAGGATTATTCTCTGTAAAATTAACATGAGTGTCATGTTTATTTTTAATTCTTGTATTTATTATTTTTTCAGACACTGTTGGATTTCCCTCCTTTTTATATTATTAAAAATAAGGTAGATATGTTAAAAATATTGACCCAAATTACATAACTCTATTAATAAAAAAATGGAAGAATTTAATTCTTCCATTTTTATTTATTAGTTATTTACGTTTAAATCAATGCCATTAATAACATTTTCAAGGCTGGTGCCTCTAAGAATCTTATTAACTACATCAGCTGCAGATTCTCCACCAGCAAGAGCATAAGGAGCTATTGCCTGCGCGATTGCTACAGTCATATCCGCATTAGACTTAGATTCCATAGCGGCAACAAGTTCAGGCTGAATAGAACTCATAATTTCATGAACAGTCTTAGCATATGCTTCCTGCTTCTTCTCTTCAATCTTAGCAAGACGTTCCTTATGCGCAATTTCTGCGTCACGTTCACGCTGAATACGTGCCTGTTCGTATCCCTTAATTTCATCAATAAGAGACTGCATATCACGTTCTGCCATCTTTGCGGCGTGCTCTTCTTCATCCTTAATACGATTTACTTCATTCTGAATTTCAAGCTTTTTAAGAGCTTCCTCTCTCTGAAGCGCCATCTTATGAAGAACCTTTTCAGAATTCAACTCAAATTCCTTGCGCTCAGCCTCAGCAAGCTGTTCTGCTACAGCCACTCTCTTTTCCGCATCAGCGAGCTTCAGACTCTGAGTAATCATCTCTTCCTGATGCGCAGAAAGCATTTCTGCGATATCATTATTAATACGAAGACTAAGAACTTCACAATCATGAACACGCATACCATTTTCAGTAAAGAATCTACCATTACCGCTCATTTCATTATTAGCATCAACAGCTACATCATGAACGATAGTAGAATAATTCTGATAGAATTCTTCAATACCATACTTCTTTACTTCACGCTTAAGGTCAGAACGAATGCGGTCGCACATATACTTCACATAGTTCTCAACATTGAACCACTTATCAATGTATTCCTTGTCAAAGGTTACGCAATAAGACACCCTAACTTCGCAATTTACAAAATCCTTAGTTTCTACATTTACAAGGTCAGATACCTTATTATTCTCATGCCGCAGATATACAGTATGAAGAAGATTATTAGTTGTCTTGGGCTTACCAGTAGACATCTGAAGTTCCTCAAGAGTCTGGTCATAGTCAAGAAGAATTGTCTGCGGGCCGCAAACCACCTTTCTTTCACCACTCTTGGAGATTACATTCACCGCATAACCGGTCCAAACATCAATACTTACAACGCCATCATACTTATTATCAAGAGTAATAGTACGCGGCTTGGTATAAGATGTACCACGAGAAATATTTGCCTTAGATTCAAGATTTGCGAGAGTAGAAGCAGCCGATGTATCAACGCAATAAGCTGTAACACTATCAAGAAGACCCATCATATTAGACGACTTCAGACTCTTTTCTACAGCCTTTTCAGTAAGAGCAATATTATGTTCAAGAGCTGTCTTATTGCCGGGGAACCAAAGATTACACTGCTTTTCAGTAAGCTTACGCTTTACAACTACTTCAGTGCGCGGGTCAGGAAGATACATTGCTGGTCCCTTAACTGTCTTAATTTCACCAGTCATACGATTCATTACATAACGTCCTTCGCCTTCTGGAATAGCGATTGCGTGATGAAGAATCTTTTCATCATAGTTAATTACTGCGTGTTCAGGACGAGGATAATAAATCATCTGATTATCGCCAGTAATAAACATTTCTTCGCCAACAGGATGGATAGTTCCATCATCATCAGCATATTCCGCAATTACCTTTACATAAATACCAGAAATCTTAGAAAGCTCAATGGCGCGGAACACATAACCACCCTTGGGACTGGTCACAAAACTTTCAGTAGGCTTAGGGAATACGACCTCCGGACCATACTTATAAGTTTTATTACCATTTTCATCCTTGAGAATAGAATATTCAAGTCTTTCAAGGGTTACTGCTTCACGAATATATCCCTTAGACGGGTCATTATTTACAGGAACAATTTCAATGCCAGTAGGAGGAATATAGAAAGATACATCAGTACCCTTAATAATAAGCATCTGACCGGCATAATACTTTTCAGTATTTTCAACTGTCTTGCCTTCTGCGTCCACCATTACCGCTCTATTATTCTGCGCGGCCTCGGCATCATATACTCTTGCGAGCAGATACTGATTGGAACGCAGGTGATGTCCCTTAATAATTCTTGCCATCTGTCCAGGGAACAGAGAGAAAGAACAAGGACCAGATACATTAATTTTCTTACCTACTTCAAGATTCGGACTAATTACACCCTTACCTACTTCAGGATGAACATTGCCTTCAGCAGGATTCTTAAGAACTGCGTACCAGTTTTCGGGAGGAGAAATAAATAGCTGCTTTGCGATTGTAAAATCTGTAGTTTCAACAAACTGCTTTGTCTTTTCGTCAAAATAAACGAGAGTTTCCTGCGCACTAATAGTCATAGTAGTAGGACCAGTATGCGTCTTAATGACACCATTGGTCTTGTTCTGAAGGAAACAGAACTCATTTGCTGCAAGCACAAGGTCTCGCTGTCTGGAATTATCATAATTATTATTCTAATACTCTGCCATATTGTTTTACCTCACTTATATTATATTTTTTATTTTGTATATATATTATATCATATTTTTTTATAAATTTCAAATAAAGAATATTGTGTCATAATTTTCAATTTCAATATTGGCAATTTCTTCCACATATTTTACTTGACTATTAGGATTTTTTTCATTATAACTCTTTATAAAATCTTCCATTGAATCACTATACCAACTCCAATTGTCTACGCCACCGCGTTCAAGTGCGACAAGTCGGTAATAAGCATCAAGCAGGTCGCGCAGTTTTTCTTCTGAAATTTTATAATACTTTTCCATTACAAGATAACTCCTTTTTTCTTTTAAATTAATTTATGTTTTTCATTTTTTCTTTTCTTTGATTTTTCTATAAATATTATATCATATTTTTTTAATATTTTCAAATATTTCTTTTTTTAATGATAAATAAAATCTTTTTTTGGACGAGTCTATTAAAATTGCTAAAGACAATTTTTAATTTATAGTAGCAAGAATTAAAAATAAAATATTTTATTTTTATATATTAAAGAAGGGAGGAACTATATTGATTCGTATTCGTGCTAATGGAAATCGTTTAGCACATGGTATTAAAAAATTTACAGTAGATACTTTTGATGAAATTGCTAAAATCAATTTAGCTGCTGTTGCCATGGGAAGTATAGCTTTTGTAATAGATACTTCTGAAACCTATATGTTAAACGGTTCAAGAGTTTGGGTCAAAGTTACTCTGTCTGGTGGGTCTAGTGGAGGAAGTTCTGGCTCCGGTGATATTATTTATGATGGCGGCTTGCCAGGAGATGATAATACTGACCCTGATGATGTTATTTATGAAGGAGGCATTATTTAATGGCTACTGTTATTAATACCACATTTAAACTTAAACGTGGTACAGCTGCCAGATGGGCAGAAGTTAATCCAGTACTTGCACAAGGTGAGCCTGGATTTGTTTATGATACCAATTCATTAAAGATTGGTGATGGTATTACTGCTTGGAATGATTTACCTTATATTATTGGAAAAAGTGAAGTAGTTAATTTTTCTTCACCAGATAATTTTCCAACAATAGGTGATGAAACTGTTATTTATAAAGCAAGTAGTGAATTAAGCTTGTATCAATACAATCCTTCTACTGCGGCTTATGAAAAATTAAATGGTGGTAGTGGTATTGATAATATAAAAATTATTAATGGAGGGACTGCTTAATGGCTGAGTTAAATACTATTATTACTTTGCGTCAAGGCACCACAGAACAGTGGGCTAGTTCTACTGTTGTACTTAAACAAGGTGAAATGGGTCTTGAGTATCTTGCAGATGGCACTGTAAAGATTAAAGCCGGTGATGGTGAAAATCTTTGGTCTGCTTTACCTTATATTGGTAGTGATGTAAAAGACGCAAATGTATTTCAGGTTGAGCTTTCCGCAGATGATACTGATGATATCGCTGCTATTGAAGCTAAAGTCGCCGCTGAAGGCGCAGAAAAGCAAAATGGAGATGTTGCTATTGTAAAATCTACTTTTGCTGATGGAAAAATTTCATATACTTCTTATGTATATGATGTTGAATTAGATGTTGAGGGAGAAGATTCCTCACATGGTTGGAGTGCTATGGATGGAAATTATAGTGCTACCAATGTATTTTTAAAGAATAAAATTGAACTTGTGGGTTCATTTAGTTCTGTAGGTAATTACAACAAAGGTAAAACTATTAATGCTGGTACTTCTCTTGAATCTCTTTTAAGTGGAATGCTTCAGCAAGAACTTTATCCCACCGCAAATGACAAGCCTAATGCTTCTATTAGTGCTTCTGGTGGTTCTGGTGAAGTTGGTAGTGAATATACTGTTCCTACGGCTACTTTAAAGATTACTGATGTTGGTTCTTATGAATATGGCGATAAAGCTACTGGCATTACATTTGCTGTCGGCTCTGTTAAGCTCGCGGAAGGTGCTGACCCCGCAACTGCTACTAACTACAAGACCAATGATGCTGTAATGGCTAAGGACAGCACAATTACTCTTAAAGCTTCTGGCGATAAAGTTCTTTATGCTGATACTTCTAAGAGCTATACATTCTCTGGTACTGCTTCTTATGAGGCTGGTAAAGTTCCTGTAACTAACTTAGGTAATGAATATGCGTCCGCGCAAATTCCTGCTGGTGATGTTACTATTGATGATAAGACTGTAACCTTCAGTGGTTATCGCTACGCATTTGCTGGTGGTTCTACTGCTGCTACTCTTGATTCTGCTGTAATTCGTTCCATGAGCGCAAAGAAGAGTTCTTTTGCTAGCATGGATAGTCAAAGTGAAGCACTTGAATTTACTGCGGCTGCTGGCGCAACCAAAGTGTTCTTTGCTTATCCTTCTACTTGGAGTGTTGGTAGTAAGAAACCTTACTTTGAGATGTTTGGTCTTGCTTGGGGCGAGAATACCGATATTGTAGCTAAAGATGATATTCAGGTTGCTGACTATCGTGGAACTATTGATGGTGCTCTTCAGGGTGCTGTTGCTTATAAGCTATACTGTTGGGAACTTGATACTCCTTTACAGGCTGAATCTACCAAATTCCGTGTTTGGTTTAAGTAATTGAAGGAGGTAATGAATAATGGCAAAATTATATGGTGAAATTGCGGCTAAGGCACTTTTAACATTAGATAAGTCTTTTGCTCGTGCTAATGGTTAGCCTTTAGACGCAAGTGAAGTATATTATAGCAAAGCGGCTGCCGAAGAATATGCTGCCACAGCACAAGCATATATTGGTCAGAAAATTGTTGTAATTGAAAATGGTGTAGTTACTCACTATAGTGTTGAAGATACTGCTGGTACTTTAAAAGAACTTGGTTCTAAACCAGTAGCAGATGGTACTACAGTTGCTATTGGTGCTGATGGTAAGATTACTCTTGCCAATATCGCTGAAGCTAATAAAACTGGTACCTACAACGCAGTTCTTGTTAATGGTGTTCTTACTTGGGTTAAGCCTAGTGAAACTACTGTTGAAGGACTTAGCGATTTAATTCAGGCTTTAACTGGTCGTGTTGATACAGCTGAGGCTGATATTGATGCTCTTCAGGCTTCTGTTGGTGTTGCTAGTAAAGCAGCTGTTGGTGAGGAGGGTAGTGAAGACTACGAACCTGCTGTTGTTGCTACTGGTCTCCATAAGGCAGTTGAAGATGAAGTAGCTCGTGCTAAAGCTGCTGAACAAGCACTTGGCGAGCGCATTGATGGTATTGATTTTGTTGATACCGATGAACTTGCTAGCGCACTTGAGCCTTATGCTAAAACCGCAGATATTCCTGTGACAGGTGTTGCGGCTGATGATAAAGTTCTTTCTTTAACTGATAAGCTTGTTGCGGCTACTATTTCTCTTGGTTATGATGAAAATAATAAAGCGATTAAGCTTTATGGTAAAGATAATGCGGAACTCGGTTCTGTTGATGCTACTCCTTTTATTAAGGATGGTATGCTTCATGATGTAGATTATGATACTGAAAGCAACACATTAACATTTATTTGGAACACTGACGCTGGTGAATCTAAGACAGATACTGTAGTTCTTTCTGATATCATTGAGCCTTATACTGCCGGCGATGGTCTTGAACTAGTTGGTAATGAATTTAAAGCAAAGCTTGCTGATGGTTCTGAAGGTTTCTTAACTATTACTGCGGATGGTATTAAACTTGCCGGTATTGCTAATGCGATTGCTACTGCTGCTGCTACTGCTAAATCTGAAGCTATTGCTGATGCTGAAGGCAAAATTGCTACTGCTAAGCAAGAAGTTATTGATGATGCTGCTAGTAAATATGCTACAAAAGAATATGTAGGTAATATTCCAGATAATTATACTGAAACTAATGTAATTTCTTATATCAATAAGAAAGCAGAAGAAACTTTAGCTGCTGCTCAAGGTGGTTCTTCTGAAACTGCTGCTTCAGTTAAACAGCAATTAGACAATTATAAGAGTGAAAATGATACAAAAGTTAATGCTAATACCACAGCTATTACAACTATCAATGAAAAATTAACAACCATTGAAGAAAATGCTGATGTTAATATTATTGAAACTGTAAAAGTAAATGGTGCTGCTTTAACTCCTGATGAAAATAAAGCAGTTGATATCACTGTTCCTACTAAGTTCACTGATATTACAGATGATAGTGGCTTTGATGCTCGTATTACCGCAGCTCAAACTTAGGCTGATAAGGGTGTAAGCGATGCTGCTGGTGCTCTTGCTGCTGCCAATGCGGCTCAAGAAACTGCTGATTCTAATAAGACTCAATTAGATACTAATACTGGTAAAATCACTAATTTAGAAACTACTACTGGTGACCATACTACTAGAATTACAAATCTTGAAAGTGCTGATTAGACTCATGCGGCAGAATATACTGCTTTAAAAGGAATTGTTGATGGTCATACTGAAACAATTGCAAAGAAAGCTGATACTACTACTGTTGATGTTGTAAGTGCGAAAGCATCTGCTAATGAAGCTGCTATTCAAACTATCAATGAAACAACTATTCCTGGTGTAAAAGCGGAAGTGGCTAAAAAAGCTAATGCTGCTGATGTTTATACTAAAACTGAAGTTGATAATAAACTTGGTAACACTGGCGATAAGACCATTATTGAGTTGATTAATGAAGCTAAAACTGAAGTCACTTATGATGATACTCAGATTAAAGCAGATATTAAAGCTAATACTGATGCTCTTGCTATTTTAAACAGCACAGCTGAAACTGTTGGTTCTGTTGCTAACACTGCAGCGGCTGCTGCTAAGGCAGAAGTTGCTACTGTTGTTGGCGCGGCTCCAGAAGCAATGGATACATTAGAAGAAGTTGCTAAGTGGATTGAAAACGATGAGTCTGGCGCAGCTGCTATGGCTAATCGTATTACCGCTAATGAGACAGCAATTGCTGCTATTAATAATACTACTACCGGTATTTTAGCAGAAGCTAAATCTTATACTAATAAACAAATTTTAGCAATCGCAGTAGCAAGTAAGGATGAATTCGGTCTTGCTAAGGTAGATGATGTTTCTATCTAGGCAACCGCAGGTATAATCTCTGTTAAGGCAGTTTCTACTGACCTCTTAACTCAGGGAACTAGTGAATTAATTCTTAACGGCGGTTCTGCTGTTTAATTTATTAATAAATAATAGGAGAGAAGATTAATTCTTCTCTCCTTTAATATATAAAATACTTTTTATAAGGAGATAAGATAATATGGCTGAACAGATTTTAAAAACAAGAATAGCCAATAAATATGATACATTGGCTAATTGGAGTTCAAGTTCTATTGTATTAAAAGCTGGTGAAATTGCTTTTGCTTATGTTGAGCAAAAGAGTGCTGATGGCAGTCAATTTGTTCCAACTGTTTTGATGAAAGTCGGCGATGGCGCGAAGACTTTCTCCCAGTTACCTTGGTCTGCGGCAAGAGCGGCGGATGTATATGATTGGGCTAAGTTAGAGAATCCTACTGTTGATCAATTACCCGCCAACTTAAAGACTGCAATTACTGATTTACAGGCTGCTATTGGTGATGGTGGTTCTGTAGCAGATGCCATTAAGGGTGCTATTGATGCTTTAGATAGTACTTCTACTGGTACTGGTACTATTGTTAAGAGTGTCGTTCAGACTGATGGTAAAGTTGCTGTTACCATGGGCACTTTAAGTGCTGATGAAATTCCTACTCTTGCTATTAGTAAGATTAGTGGACTTCAGGATGCTCTTGATGCCAAGGTTGATGACACTAAATTTGCTACTTTCAAAACCAGTAATACTGCTGCTATTGAAGATGCTAAGCAAGCTGGTCTTGACGCTACTAGTGCTTTAAATACCTATAAAGGCACTAATGATGCTGCTATTGAAGATATTGTAGATGGTACTACTCCAGTAGCAAAGGCAACTAATGCTGATAAGTTAGGTGGCACTGTAGCTTCTGATTACGCATTAAAGACTTATGCTGATACTGAAATTAAGAAAGTTCAAGATGAATTAGATGAATATCAAACTACTAATGATGCTGCTGTAAAAGCTGCTAAAGATTTAGCAGATGCTAATAAAGCGACTTTAGACGCTTTCTTTGATGAAAATGCAGTTTCTGATACCGTAGTTAATACATTAAAAGAAATTCAGGAACAGTTAAATAGTGGCGACACTGGAGCAGCTGCTATCCTTGCTGAAGTTAATAAGATTAAAGATGGTACTACTGTAGTTCCCAAGGCTACTCATGCGGTAAATGCTGATAGCGCTGCCGACGCTGATAAGTTAGGTGGAACTGCCGCAGCTAATTATGCTCTTAAGAGTGATTTAACTAGTGGTACTGTAATTGTTCAGGAAGCTAAAGTAGCTTAGTCTGCTGAAAGTCTTGCTGACAGTGCTAAAGCTGAAGTTAAAGCAGTTAAAGTTGATAATGCTACTGCTGCTGATACTGCCGCAAGAGCTACTGCTGATGCTAATGGTAATAATATCGCAGATACTTATGAAACTATTGCACATTCTAATGAGAACCTTGCTACTGCTAAGACTTATGCTGAAGGTCAGGCAACTACTGCCAAGAATGCTGTAATTGGTGCTTCTGGTGACGCTTCTACTGCTAGTACCATTTATGGTGCTAAGAAGTATGCTGATGAAAAAGCTGCTGCTGCTCAGAGTGCTGCTGAAGGTCATGCGGATGGACTTAATTCCGCTATGGATACTAGAGTTAGTGATGTTGAAGCTAAACCTGCTATGGGTATTACTGCTGAAGATATCGCAGACTGGAAGGATGCTTCCAGTATTGCTGATACCGCAGTTCAATCTGTTGTAGGTTCTGAAGGCTTAACCGCAGCTAAGTCTGGCACTACTGTTACTATTGGATTTGACGAAGAAACCGTATTCGTATTTGATTGCGGCGATGCTACCGGCAATTCCAAGCTTTGATAAGTAATATATAATATATAAAATTTAAAAGAAGGAGGTCGTTGGTAACAACGGCCCTTATTCTCATTTAAGGAGGTTTCTTATAATGGCACAGAAAAATTTAAATGCCCGCATTAGTTGGCGACGTGATACAAGTGCTAACTGGACATCAGCTAATCCAGTTTTATTAAACGGTGAAATCATCGTTGTTGATACAGCTGAAGGTGAAGTAAGATTTAAAATTGGTGATGGAAGTAAAACATATACACAACTACCTTTTGAAGATGAGGTAATAAGAAACCTCATCAATGAAAAAAGTTCTGTTTCAGCATCTGCCACATTAAATGATGGTGTTGAAGTCGGAAGAATTACTGTAGATAGTGCAGAAACTGTTTTTTATGCACCAGATGGAGCAAAATATACTGCTGGTAATGGTATTAATATTGATGATAATAATGAAATTTCTACTTCTGTAGATTTTAATACTAAAGCAAATATAGCAAGTCCTACTTTTACAGGCACTCCAAAAGCTCCTACAGCAGCCGCAAATACTAATACAACACAAATTGCTACAACCGCTTTTGTAAAAACGGCAGTTGATAATCTTGCTTCTGGAACTAAAGTTTCTAGTGCAGCGTCTGCTGATACTGCAACAAGTGCTAGTGGATTAGATAGTACTGGTATTGCACAAGTTAAAGGAATTAAAGTAGATGCGGCAACCACTGCTGATTCTGCAACTACTGCTGATTCTGCTAGTAAAACAACAGGAACATTAACTGTTAATGTAAATGGAACTTCAACAACATTTAATGGTTCTTCAAATCAATCTGTAACAATTGATGCCGCAAGTCTTGGTTTATCTGCGGCAATGAGTTTCAAAGGTTCAGTAACAACTTTACCTGCTTCTGGAAATACAAATGGTGATGTCGTTCTTTATGGTAATAAAGAATATGTATGGGATGGCGATAGCTGGGTTGAACTTGGTGATGAAGGTAGTCATGCCTTAAAAACTATTTCAATTACAGCTGGTGATGGTTTAACTGGTGGCGGTACATTAGAAGCTAATCGTACTATTTCTCACGCAGATACTTCTTCAGTATCTAATTTAACAGCTAATGGAAGAAAATATGTAACTGGTTTAACTTTTGACGGTTATGGTCATGTTACTGGTTATACAACCGGAACTGAAACTGTTACAGCTCCAACTGTTAATAATGGTACTCTAACTATTTAGAAAAATGGTACCAATGTTGCTACTTTTACTGCGAATCAAAGCATAGCAGCAACTGCTAATATTACTGTTCCCACTAAAGTAAGTGAACTTACTAATGATTCTGGTTTTACTACTAATACGGGTACTATTACTGGCGTTTCTGCGAATGGTACATCTGTAGCCACTAGTGGTGTAGCTAATATTCCAGCAGCTAGCACTAGTGTTTATGGTGTTACTAAATTAAGTAGTGCTATTAATAGTACTTCCGAAGTATTAGCTGCTAGTGCTAAAGCTGTAAAAACTGCTTATGATTTAGCTGCTAGTAAAACTGCTAATACAGGTACTGTTACGTCTGTAGCCGCAGGAACTGGTTTAGCTGGTGGTACTATTACAACAACAGGAACACTTTCATTAGCTACTTCTGGTGTAACTGCTGGAACATATGGTCCTTCTGCTAATGTAAGTGGTTCTAATGGAGCTACAATTAATGTACCTCAAATAGCAGTAGACGCATATGGACGTGTAACTAGTGTAACTAATAGAACTTATACCTCTGTTAATACTGATAGTGATACAAAAGTTAAATAGAGTGCTTATTCAACTAGTGCTAATTTACCTATTTTAACTTGCACTACAGCCTCACCTACTTCTGGAACTGCGTATGAAGCTTATTATGATACTGGTGTTTATATTAATCATAATACTAAAACCTTAACAGCAACAAAAGTATATGGTGCGGTATGGAATGACTATGCGGAATATCGTCAATCTGATGTATTAGAAGCTGGTAGAGTGGTTTGCGAAAATGGTGATGATACATTAAGTCTTGCTATTGAAAGATTATAGCCAGGAGCGGAAATCGTTTCTGATACCTTTGGTTTTGCTATTGGTGAAACTGATAAATGTAAAACTCCTATCGCAGTATCTGGACGTGTATTAGCATATCCTTATGAAGATAAAGGTTCTTATAAGCCAGGTGATGCGGTTTGCGCAGCGCCCGGCGGCACAGTTTCAAAAATGACTCGTGAAGAGATTAAAGAATATCCAGAAAGAATTATAGGAACTGTTTCTGCTATTCCTGAGTATGAAACTTGGGGAGAGGGTAATGTTCCTGTTAATGGAAGAATTTGGATTAAAGTAAAATAATTAAAATTAAATAAAGGGAAAGGTATTAGTTACCTTTCCCAGTTTTAATAAAGGAGATATTAAAATGGCTTTTAAACGTATTAATCAAATTTATTTTTTAGCTGATTCTAAAGAAGATTTACAAGATATTAATATTAAGCGCATGGGTGCAGAATGTTTTGTTATTGAAGAAGCTTGTGAATATAAGCAGAAAAGCAATGGCGAATGGGTAAAATAGAGTCCTGCCGCAACAACTTCAAATAATGATTCAGCAGCACCAGACTTATCTATTTATGCAACTAAAGATGAATTAAATCAAGCTTTAACGGATGCTAAAGTGAATACAACTTTTGGAGAAAGCGCAGATATTATGGCATCTAATCCAGGGTCAGCTTTCGGTATTGCACTTAATAACGGAGATACTAGAACTCTTCCAGAAGTTATGTTAGAAAAAAGTATTGGATTATATACTTTCTGGGTACATAAATCTAATGAAGATTTGCCAGCAGAAGTTAAAGAAAAGAATAGTTCTTGCCGCGGACTATGTTGCGTGGATACCGTAAAAGAAACTGGATGGTATGGATGGATTCAGTTATTTGACCATGATGGTTATATGTATACTAGATATATTAGAAATAGCGTTCCTACCGAATGGCATATGTGCTAAATTTAATTTAGTTATAAATAATAAAAGGGAGAATACTTTTAAAGTATTCTCCCTTATTTTTTTTACTGAATTACAGCATATCTATCTGCATCAAGTACTTCATACATCAAATCAAAAGCAGTCTTGCCGCTAAGCAGCTGCTTAAAAATAGAAGGACTCATACCAGATACAAAAGATACACCGTTCTTAACACGCATAGGAATGTTATCCTGTCTCGCCTGAACATTCCAGAATACCAAATTAGGCATCTTATATTCAGCCGCATTCCACTTCTTCTCAATGTTTTCCATAAGAGTAGAAGTGTCATTATCTGCTCTAAGTCTATTAGAGTAGCTATAATAACATCCACGAGCCTGGTCAAATTCCATGTCAGAGATAATCAAAACGTTCTGCGGCAGGTCTTCCTGACTACACTTATTCTGAATTGCGGTGTTAAGCAGCAAATCAAAAGTGGCTTCAATATTCGTATTATCAATAAGATTAGTATCATAGATACGTCTTACCTTATCTACAAAATCGGCACCATCAGTCTTAATAAGCTGCGGTCTAGACGCAAAGGAAATATAGTGTCCAGCAAAAGGGCCGTGAGCGCGCTCAGCGCAGTAAAGCGCAAGAGAAATCGCTACATTGATAGGCGCAGAAGCATCGCCACCAGTCATAGAACCAGAAGTATCAGCAACTACAATACCATTAAAAGTAGCATCCTTGAAATAATCTTCAAGATTTTCCCAATACTTATTCACCATAAGGCGATTAGTATCATTAAGATTATATCTGTAACACTTCAGAGCTTCCGCAACGCACTCATAAGGATAAAGTACTTTGGCATTTACCTTAGTAGTAGTATCCCTAGCGAAATCCGCATAAGTCTGTACATTCTTCTCACTCTTGGCACGTTCTACATCATGTCTTGCGAAAGCATTCTTGTAAATCATACCTGCGCGAGAAGGAATCTTGTCAAACTCAATTTCGTCCCACTTGTTTGCAGACATAAGTCTTTCAAGCACATTAATGCGCTCACGAAGAATAGAAAGAGTCTTTCTATACTGCTTATGAGTCATATTAAATGCGGCTCTGGTCTTATTAGCAAGAATACGAGATTCCACAGAAGAAGTATTTTCAGACTTCAGCCACTTTGCGAGCAAAGAAGGAGTCTTACACTGAACATCAAGTGCCAGCTGTTCCTTCATAAAAGCAAACGTTTCCTTTTCAAGAGGAGTACCTACAAAAAGATACAAATCATCCCATCTACCGTAAAGAGGAATGTGCTTAAGATTGCGGCGAGCTGCCTCAGTCTTACAATCCGCAAGCCACTTCATAGCAACACGGAAGAAGCGTCTTTCGCCCTGACCACCACGCGCATCACGCAGATAGAAAAGGCACTTCAGCGCATAGACTTCATTTTCTTCAAAAGCCTTCTTAAAAAGATTGATTACATCTACATCAGGACGCTTACGATATGCGCCACCCATAGCAAAAAGGTCAAGAAGACCAGATTCAGTCGTCTTATGAGTAAGTGCGCCATTTTCAGTATGAGTAAAGTTAGTTACCTTAGCAAGTCCAGTCATAAAAGTATTCATATTTTATTTCTCCTTTTTCTCTTTGTTCCCTCTTGGACAAGAGGGATTTTATTTTTTATCTTTTTTAATTTTCTATATATATTATATCATATTTTTTTAAAAATGTCAATTAAAAATTGTAAAATTAATTAATTAATCCCCACTCTGCGAATTTTTCAAAACCGCCAAGTCCTTTAATATATCCACGTGCTACTTCTACAATTTCTGAATAAAGTTTAGTTTCTGTATCTACTGTAATTGTGGTATCACCAATAGCGCAAGAGATTTCTACAGGCTTGCCGGTCATTTGTGCAAAAATATGAGCATAAATATTAAGCGATATATCTGCTTTAGATAAATCCTTACCATGAAGTCCTCCACCGGTTACTGCATCTCCCATATCAGAGCCAAGTTTGCGGTTTGTCGCTCCTGTATCTACATCTGGACCGCCAGTCCAATAGCCGAGTGGATTAATATGAGCATCCGAATAATGACTAGCAATATCTTCTGTAGCAGCATTACTTTGGCAAATTGTTAATTTATCACCATCAAGAATATATTTTCCATCATAAGGATAAAGTTTATAAATACGTTTAGCAGTTTGTGTTAATTGCTTTTGCTCTTCAGTTGAAGGAATACCTTTAAAAATTCCATTATCACCACATCTAAAACCATATGCTTGATTTTTAGCAAGATAAGAATCCTGCAATACACACTTAAACCGAACTTTTAGTTTAGGCATTTCTGCAATGCGACGTGCTATTTTTACAACTTCTTTCTTTTTTAACTATTCAGAAGTTTCTGCAATAATTGTACATTCTCCATGCCCAATAAGTACCTCAACTGCAACTTTTGGATTTTCATTAAGACTATAAGCATAATCAACAATAGCTCCAGCAATGCGGTCCGCAATCTTGTCTGGATGTTTAGGATTTACTTTTTCAAACATATATATTTTCTCCTTTAAAATAAAATTTCAGCATTTTCATGAAATAATAATTTACATGATTGTTTTCCTGTACACATATAATCATCATTTTCACTAGATTGACCACCTTGCTGAATATTAAATAATTCAAAAGGAAAAGTCTTTCTATTAAAACGAACCATTCTAATTTCAAGGTCTCCATTAATTCCACAGAAAATAATTTCTTCCCAATCTTTAGACATACCAATATGATTAAACATGAATTCAAAATTACAATTACGGTTAGTCGCAGCAGAAAATTTAATTTCAGTCTTAATTCCATTTACAATGCGATCATGACCTGAATTTTTTGCTGATGAAACATTATAATTTAATTGTTTAAGTAGTTCTTCAACAATTTCTTCTCCGCGAGACCCTTTAACTCTATTATTTAAAGCATAATATCCTTCCATAATAGTATTAGCCCAAGGATTAGTAGACATTTTTTCAAGACAATGGATTACATTTGAATTTGTATTATAAATTTTCATTTTTTCACCTTATAATTATAATTTTTATATAAACAAAAAAATGGATTATAATAGTTATTCTCTTTTTTAAACTATTATAATCCATAAATTAATGGTGAGAGTGGTGAGATTTGAACTCTACGACCCTTTGATTAAAAGTCAAATGCTCTGCCAGCTGAGCTACACCCTCATGTGACAAATGTTATGCGCATTATTAAGTCACTTGCGCACCAAACTTAAAAAGGTGTTTGATAACCTTATCTGGAGCGATAGACGAGAATTGAACTCGCAACCCTCTGCTTGGAAGGCAGATACTCTAGCCAATTGAGCTACTACCGCATATGCGGGATAAACCCGCAAGAAATTAAAGAAAGGGAATTTATATGAATTGATTTATTTTCTAATAAACCATTTATCATAATCTTTTTTAGCTTGTTCTTTATTAGGAAAAGGAATATTATAATATTGCTCCCATCTATACCAATTATTTACTATTCTTTGATAATATTCTTCAAATGTTTCTCCAATAGTCTCATAATCACATATATCATAAGAGCAAAAATATTTACGATATTGTTTATGATGTAATGTTTCATCATAATTTTTATTTCTACGAAATTTGCGATTTGCCGCTCGTTTCATATCACGACTTTTAGTATCCCCAGAACGGGGAGTATGTTTATATGACCTAGACATAATTTTCTCTCCTTCTGGATATTGAATTGGTGCTCGGAACGGGATTTGAACCCGTACGCTCATAATGAACATTGGATTTTAAGTCCAAGGCGTCTGCCAGTTCCGCCACCCGAGCATATTTTCACAAGACGCTTATTCTTATATAACTTTTTAGCAGAAAGTAAGAAAGTAAAAATAATTGCGGTTTACGTCTTTTTAATTTTCTATATATATTATATCATATTTTTTTATAATTTTCAAATAAAAATTATAAACTAGACCTTTTATTATACTAATATCTTCAATCTATTATATATGTATATGTATATGTAAAAATTGCTGTATAAGGTCTAAAATTTTACTTCCATTTAGCGCAATCCAGATATACCACGAGGAGGAGGAAGTATTATATCCGCGGCCCCGCTGGGATTTGAACCCAGAACTGCCTGCTCAGAACAGGACTTATTGCGGATTTAGAGTCCGGTGTTTTGCCGTTAAACTACGGGGCTATAAAATATCAAGATTTATTTGTTTGGATTCATCGGTCCTTTTTTATTGCTGTTAAAATCTTTTTTTATTTTATATATATATTATAACATATTTTTATTAAATTGTCAAATTTTATTCTTCATCTTCAGACCAATTCATTTTTTCAATTTTTCTTAAATCTGAAGCTTTCCAGTTCTTTGATGGTAAATAATTTCCATGAAGTCTTCTACGTTTTTTATTATTTGTTTTACAAGCACATAAAGGACATGAACAATGAATTTTATTTTTACTATACTGATGAAGATTATTGTATATATCCCAATCATTTGGATTATTACTTAAATGAAAAGTATATTGTCTATAAATTCTACGTTTACGTAATGCTTTACGAATAGAAACATCACGATTAAATTTACCCATCATATATTTTTCCTTTCGCTATATGGCGGAGGATGAGGGATTTGAACCCCCGCACGGCTATTAACCGTCTCTTAGTTTTCAGGACTAATCTCTTCAGCCTCTTGAGTAATCCTCCACATAAGAGAGGATTAAATATCCTCTCACTTCAAAGACTTAATAATATTTTTAAGGTCTGCTTCTGCTTCATCAAGAGCATAAGCAGAATCCATTTCATAAACCTGACAATTCTGAAGATACAACTTCTGCTTATTAACTTCCTTTTCTGCGGCAAAACGCTTAATAGTAGCTCGCTTATAACGCTTCTGCGCAACTTTAACTTCACATCTTGCTGCCGCAAGCTTCTTACCGATTTCTTCATCATAAGTATCACCGGGAGCGCAAGTAGCCTTTCCCTTTACTACCTTACCACCGTAAGTTGAAAGAGCAATAATCTGAATATTACCATTTTTAAGGGTTCTCTTTACAAACTTATACTTTTCAATCGGATATGCCATAATTTTTTACTCCTTTAAATCTTTTTAATTTTTTTTATTTTGTATATATATTATATCATATTTTTTTATAAATTTCAAATAAAATATATGGAGCTGGTGAGGGGATTTGAACCCCTAGCCTACTGATTACAAGTCAGTTGCGCTGCCGTTGCGCCACACCAGCATATAACCCACCAAATCAACGCATCTCATTGGCGGTTAAGGTCCACACAAGATTTCTTAACTCTTTAAGGGATATATAAAAATCTTTTTTTATTTTCTATATATATTATATCATATTTTTTTATAAAAATCAAATTTTTTCTTTTTAACTGAATAAAAATTTCATTTCTTTTTTTATTTTCTATATATATTATATCATATTTTTTTAAAAATGTCAATTAAAGAACTTTAATCCAAATACGTCCATCAACTTTAATTGTACCATCTTTCCAATATTCATAAGTGGGAATTTCAGATACAGTACCAATTATTCTATCAGGATATTCCTAAACTTCAGTTCTTGACATTAATGAAATTGTCCCATTAGGTCCAGCACATACTGGGTCACCGGGCGCAAATTCTGATATATCTTCATAGGGATATGCTAATACACGACCACAAACCGCTATAGGAGTGCCGCAAATCTCAGTCTATCCAATAGCAAAACCAAAAGTATCAGACACTATATTTGCTCCTGGTTCTAAATGTTTAGATGATAATTTTAAATCACCATTGCCAGTTTCTACTACTACATGCCCGGCTTGAATTTTTTCTTTTGTTTCACGATATTCGGCATAATCATTCCAAGCTGCGCCATATAATACATCATTCTACATAAATACGCTATCTTCTTCATATATATTCTAAGAACCAGTTCCAGTAGCACCTAGAACATAAAGTTTAGAAGATGTATCATCATTAATATTTACTTTAGTTGCGGTAGTAGCAGTCGCAGCATTCTTAGTAATATCAACATCTAAACTGGTACTACAAACTACTGGAACACCAGAAGCATTAAAATATACTGGTAAGGTTGCAGAACCTATCTAGCCACTAACTACTAAAGCATTAGCTTTTTGAGCAATTCCTGTAGTAGATAACTTTCCATTTAATTGAGTTTGAATTGTAGAAGTAGTATCAATTCCTGCTAAAGTATTAATTTGATCTTTAGAAACTGTTACTCCATCTAATATATTTAATTCAGAAGGAGAAGCATTAATTCCTAAAGAAGTTAGTGTAGGAACAGGAACTGTAATTGTTTTATTTGATGCCGATGTAATGCGTCCTTTAGCATCAACAGTTATATATGGAATATTAAATGAACTAACTGTTTCTGTTTTACTATGTCCATACGAATTAGCTGTTACACCACTATTAGCCAATGTCGTAGTGATACTCCATCCTGCTTGAGAACTTTTTGTACCAGTTATATCTCCTTCTAAAGTTATAGTTTGCGCAGAAGCAAATTTTGTAGCTGTTGCCGCATTACCTGTTGTACTATTACTAATGGTATCACATTCTACTGGAACTCCATTAAGAAAATAAACTGGATGAGAAATATCACCTATATTAATTCCTTGTTTTATTGTAGTATTATCTAATTGTACTTTATCTTCTCCTAAATAATTAGCATAATTAGAATTTAACTATTTGCGTTCACCAGATTCTCCAGATGATACATCTACATAGATTTCATTAGAATCTCGTGTAACATACATATATCCTTCTGTTTTTTCTACAGTGTCTAAAGATTTTTTATTACCTTTTAAAATTTTAAATAGAGCCACTCTGTGTACCCTCCTTAAATATATAAAAATTTTTGAGTAAAATTTTTTACTCTATATATTTAATAAAAGAGCATACAGGCATTTTATCGTATCTTACCCTATTGCCGCAAAATTTCTAAATCACTTTTTATTTTTGGGTTTTCGGCGCTTTTGATTGTCACCGCCCGG